GTTTTGCCGACATGTTTAAGACCACCAGATTGACACTTCTCTATCAGTGGCAATAATTCTTTCTTATAGAAGTTATAACAGTTTCCACAACCGATCTTGCCAGCTATTAATATTTCTTCTATAGTATATCCACAGGTCGGACAGCCTGTTGGTTTTGGCTGAATAACAACTTTAGCTTCCTGCCCAACAGCGTGTTTAATGGCAGAATTAATCATTTGAAAGACTTGCTGTGCGTCAAGATTAAATTCTGGCCCGCCTTCTTCAGCAATAAAAGGCAAGCCACAGAAATTGCACATATCTTTGCTTTCTGTGGCTTGGTAATTAGATACTTCCGTTACATGGATGTATTTTCTGTGTGGGCAAGGCTGACCAGAAATAGGACATTTATCCATTATTTATCCCTTTTAATAAGATTACTCTTATCGTGGTATTCTTTCATCGTCTTTATAACTTGGTCTTTCTCTTCTTTCGTGAACTTGTCTGGAAACTTTTTGAATAAGCCGTTCGCCAATTCTTCTGTTTTTTCGGCATTTTGCTTCCTTAATGCCAGCAGTTTTTCCAGATATACAGTTACGTCTTTTTTACTGGCTTCATTCGCGTCATCAGGAGTTTCTTCTGCATTCTTTAATTCTTCTTTCCACTTACTATGTAGGTCTTCCAACTGACGACTTAGAAGATCAAGTTGCATTAGGATATAAACGCGACGATCCACCTCATCAAAATCAGCGAATTGCTTTTTTTCATTAGTTTTCTTATTGGTAAATTCCATTTTACCATAATGGGCTTCGGTGGGATAATTTGCCACATTGTCGGTGGCAGTCTTCAAGAATTTATCGAAATCTGCTTTACTCCTAGCAAATGCAAAGCTCGCCATTAACAAAAGAGCTAACATTCCAATGGAGGCTCTGAATAAGTTTCTCATTTATGTCTCCTTTATCTTAATATAGTAAATCATGGAGAAGTTGCGTCAACAACAATTTCAAATGTGTCTAAAAGTTTTGACATTTGACCGTTACGAGCAAGCGCTCCATAATAAGGGTCAACAATAGGCAATGTTCTTCTAATCCAAAGTGGCAAATATTCATTTGGCCGTAAATCACCAATACGGATTGGATTACCCCTAAAGTAATAATCAAATATAATACCAGATGGTGGAGTGATTTCATCGGGAATGACTTCTGCAATCGTGTTCACAGGGCTGCCATCTTTTACAGGCATTGGCACTACTGGTATTATGCCATCTAACAAAGTATTCTTAACCACTTTTACCAACTTGATTTGATGCCGTGCTGCTTGCATCCAACGCGCATGTTCGTCCATGCCTTTATGCCCTAAATTACGACTGACATGCCCTCCGTAGTTAATAGTGAAGGTTACATTAACAGCAGGATCAGCTAGTGTTGTACCAATTTTACCTTCTCCTGTCACTACCACTTCTGGCAATCCTTCAACTGCACGAATCGCTGTTTGGAAATTACCAATCCATTTTGTAATATTTGGATCGTAGAACACTTTGAATGAAGGTTCATAACATGGAACCTGTAGTTCAAAATATTCTCCTTCTCTTGGCGGTACGGGATAACTGATAACTACTTTTTGAATTTCATCTTGTAGTTTTACCCCAATAGCGACATAAGTACCGCTTCTTTTTCCTGGTACTTGGCGACCTGTTCCATCCAGAAAAATAACTACATTTCTGAGTGTGGCTACAGGATGACTATTCCATATATAAAAACAACGATAGTCTTCATGTCCTCTCCTGCTAAGTTTCGGTCCAATTGAGTGAAATAGATTATCTAACCCTTCAGAAATAGGGCAATTAGAAGGTGGTCCACCTAAATCTTCACAGGGACCAGCACAGGGCGGTCCAGGCACAATAATCTGGTCGTCTGGAGGACAAGTTATTACAGTGCCTCCACCACAATGCAGAAAGACTACACAGCTATCGTCGCAACAAACATTAAGACAATCAGACATTCATCTCCTAAGGTGTTATAAGCGGCCAAGTAACTTTTTTACCAACAACGTGAACATCAAAATAATCTCGTAAACAGCAATGCATGGGGGGTGTTGTTCGTTGTGTCCACCAGAAAAACCCTTCATTTGGCTTTAAGTTACCAACTGCATAAGTCTTTTTTGAAAACTCGGTTACATCTGGCATTATGAACTCAGTAAGGATGGGTTTGGCAATGCTGTTAATTGGACTGCCTTCCTTTATTTTCTTAATGCAAACCTGGCAATAATCCTTGTCACAAGGAGCTTCAAGCACACCCCAAGGCACAGGAAGCGGTAGCGGTCCAGGTGGATTTTGCCCATAATAAATTGGTGTTGGATACCATCGCTGCCAATTTTTAGGATCATTATACAGGTTTATATAAGCATCTGGAGCGGTAGGATCAGGTTGGTCTGGATTACGCACCGTTCCTGTTGGTGGGCAACTACCTAAAAATCCAACAAGATTGAATTTTAAAGCATCAACAAGATCAAATGTATAGTCATCATGGCTGTCATAAGCATAAGCGTCCCAAAGTCCAGTTAATGGATTGTATATTCTCAATATTCCAGACAATGGCACATGGGGGCTAATCGGCTGAACAACCAAGATTATTTTATCGCCATATCCATTCCAAATATCGCAAGCAAAATAAATTTGAGTGTTATATCTACAAAGACCGTAGTTTACCAAGTCATTTTGGACTACTCTTATCATGCGGACATTTCTATTGCCAACGCCGCCTTTAAATTCTACTTTATAAGGATTACATCCAGTAACTGTGACGCTCTCACACCACGGTTGTTCATTTAGTCTTGCTTGGAGGTCAACCCCAAATTGACAAAAGCTGCCTTTCCAATAGACTGTAAAAGGAGGACCGAATTCAGTGTCGAAGATCACAAAACCGTTTTTATCGGGGAGTGATTCATCAGGCTCAAGACCTTCGTTACAAATAATGGTAATCTCTTGAATATCGTTTTGTAATTTGGAACCATAGAGGATATCTGAACCGCAATCATCGCATTGTGTAAGTTCTAGTTCAATACCTTCCATTGCGACTACAGTGTTTGGGTTCCAAAAATAGAAACAACGATAATCAACCATGCCACCTTCTTCTGGCATCACGTCATCGTAGAGGTTATTCATCGTGTTTGGTTCTTCTGGAGGTTCTCCAGAAATTTGAAACTTTGATGGATAGTTACCTAAGTCATCTTCAGGTTCTTTATTAAAAGCGCCGCCCGAATGCAGCCAGAGTAGTTCACCCATTAGCCCTTTCTTTTGATAATATATAACGCACATTTCTCTCTGTATAACCAGTTAGTTGCGCTATCTGTGGTATATCATAGCCAAATTTAGAAAAATTAACTACGTTGTGATGATTTGTCTTTAGTCTATTTGGAGTTACATTAAAGTTGTGTAAAATACGATAAATCTCACCAACAGACCTACCAGTAATCTGTGAGATTTCTTTGATCTTCTTGTCTGGATTGTAATTATAAAAAGTAACTATTTCTTGGTCTGAAAAGCTTTGTGCATCATCAAACCATTCTCTAAAATTTTCCATATACCTATTTAGGGTATAGATTATTCTTTTAAAGCCATGTTTATTTCCGCTTGAGTCAAAAGCTCCACTTTCTTGCGGTTCTTTTGCGCCCATTGGATTACCTTAAGCAATAGTTTTTCTTTTCTTTTGAGTGTCCAAAAATTTCTATATCTCATAATGCTAATATATCAATTTACAAATAAAAAGCTAGGTTATTCCTAACCTAGCTTTTTAAAGGTGTTATGACCGAATTACTTTTTCTTTACTTGTGAAGCATGATGGGCAGCCCATTCTGCAAAGTTACTTCCTAAAATACCAACTTTAGCCTGTGGTGCAAAACCTACTTCACCTGGCTGTGGCTCATTATCCTGAGCAGCTTGCTTCTGTGGCTGAATAAGAACATCTTCGGTAACAGAAACCCAATAACCATATTCATCCTGCTGGAACTTAAGAGAGCCAGCCTGACGCATTAAACTGTCATTAAATTCTCGCTGTTCCTTGGTCATCTTGCAGCACTTCTTGCTCTTTTTCATGCCTTTACCGCACTTAGAGCAGCAAGAGTCATTAAGACCATCTGCCTTATTCTGAGCCTTCATCTTTTCATCTTGCTCATCAGCAACTTCTCTTACGAAGGTGGTCTTCTTTTGAGCAGTACCCTTACCGTCATCCTTTTGATCGTTAGCGGCATTCTTTCTATTCTGACCCTTCATCTTGGAATCCTGTGGGTCTGCTGCTGCTTCTTTCTTCATATACATAGCTTTTGGTTGCATTGAACCCATGCCGCTCATCTTCTTCATCATCATAGGAGGCTTCTTTTTCATAGGTGGGCCACCAAGACCGCCCGCCATGTCAGGACCACCCATAGGGCCACCCATACCTGGAGGTGGGCTACCTGCACCCATAGGGCCACCCATACCCCCATCATCACCCATGCCGTCGCCCTCTTCGCCGCCTTCTTCGTCGCCTTCGCCGCCTTCTTCGTCGCCTTCGCCGCCTTCTTCGTCGCCTTCGCCGCCCATGTCTTCATCACCTGTATCATCAGCGTCTTCGTCATCGCCCATGTCGGTGTCACCCATGTCTTCGCCTTCGTCATCGTGTGGATGATCTTCGTCATCCATATCGTCGTCAGGACCGCCCATGCCTGGGGCTGACTTCTTAGCCAAGCCAGGAGGTACATCTCCCTTCATATACTTGTGCATCATTAGCTGTGGAGCTTCCGAAAGACCAAGATTGGTCGGCCTTGAAAGACCGATCACACTGTCAAAGTTTTCTTGGATAAGTTTATACTGCTTATAAGATAACATGCCCATAATTTTAATCTCCATTAATTGAATTATCTATGCTTCTGATCCTATTTATTTTCAAGGTCTTGCTAAAGCTTTTAATAATTGTTCTCTTTTTAGTCTTTCTACCTTTCTACGTTCGTCAGCTATCTTCTGAATGTTTTGCATTTGCAGAACATTAGGATGCAATTTAGCTACATTTTCGGTTATTTTTCCAGTTGCAGGCGGCAGTCTTGGAGCCGCTGCTTGGCGTCTCGCACCGCCACCACCACCACATCCACATCCCATAGTACCCTCCTTGTAATATATATGGGAGTCAATAAAAAAACCACAGCAACGAATTGCTGTGGTTAAGAAGAAGTAAAAAACCTTTAGTGTCGAGTTGTTTTCTTTGCGGCGAATCTCTTAGGTTCTACAAAGTTAAGAGTCGCGTTATACTTCTTTGCAACCGCTACCGCAGCTTGCCTTAAGTTAGAGACGGTTGTATAGTGAGTACCACCACTTTCCTTCCTCAACTTGTTTTGGGTCAAATTCGGCATTCGAACCGACCCTTCAAAGCTATTCACGTTTGGATTAGCTTGAATTGCTGTGACTGTCATTACTGGTTTCATAATAATTTCTCCTCAGTACATTCACAATAATATCAAGGTTTATTGAAATTGTCAATAGATTTTTTCTCCACAAAATTGAAGGGTTAGGTCTATATAATAATAAGATTGATCTTAATGGGAGAATTATGGTAACAACATTCATGCAATGGTGCGAATCAAATAAAAGAGATTTGAGCTTTGTATTTACAGAAAAAGGGTCTAGAACTGGCCTTCACTACCCAATGCCAACAGGTTATTACATGGCTCACTACCCACACAAATATTTTAACCCTATTATCGCAACGGCTGATTTAGATGTTAAGAACTTCGGTCAGTACCAAGACAAAGCACCTAGCGACGAGGCACCTTAAAGCTAATGAAAAAGCCACCTTCGGGTGGCTTTTTTGTTAGCTTTCATGAAATTCTCTAAGTTCTTGCTGGTAAGCCATGTAGCCTTGACCGTGGCCTAAATCACTAAGTCTCGATGATTGCAGTAATTCTTCACTTTTCATAAACCCACGAAATGTATACTTAGGGAAAACACCAGTCATCAATGCAAAAATATCGACGTTCGTTTTCTTCCACGGAGCAGCTAACAACTTACCAGTTTCGTATTTTGTGGTTTTAACATCCACCTTTTTTTCATGCAAGGTGCCATCGCCATCATCATTTCCTTGAAATGCTGATCTGACGGCAATAGAAAGATCAGGATAGATATTGAACAGTTTACAGAACGCAAACTCTCCACTGATCCCTTCAAGATCAGTAAACTCATCAGATTGAGAACCAATCTTGGAGTTCTTTACGCCAGAGTTTCTGGCGTTTTCATATCGCATTTTTGCCAATTGTTTGCAAATAGCTTTTTCTACCGTATTAAGTTCTATTACGGTGCCAATTTTATTACTCATTACATGAGTTTACAGTGTATGTCAGTTAATTACAAGTCCATTTTATTTCTTTTTCATTCTATTTTTCTGATCTTTAGCTACAATGCTTTGATAATTTTTCGGGAGCATATCCACGGGGATACGTTCCCAATAGCCCCAATTATCATCATTCTTTGGATGTTGATAAACCATATTCATTTTTAAATACTTATCTATAATCTCTTCAACTCTTTCTTTGGTTAGTCCAGTGTCCTGCGCAATTCCAGAAGTAGATCGCCAGACATATTTTGGACTACGGGCAAGTGAAATAAAGAAGGCTAGTTCTTCATCCCCTTCTTTGGTTCCAAGCGAATATATGTCGGTCCAACGCTTTAATTTCATATTTATATTCCTTTTAGTTTAAAATCGAATCTAAACTATTATATATATGCAGGTTAAATTAGTAAAGGCTATAATATGAATTACAGAAAAAAAGTAAAAATCAACAAGTTCACGCTCCGTGAGATGAAACGTAAGAAGCGTGAAGATGCTCTTAAGGGTAGTGGCGAATATCTTTTCGTCAATAACACCAGGGGTGAATTAAGTCTTGAGAAGAAACCAATTAAAAGTCCTATCCCAATGCATCCTTGTTTGATCCCAATGGGACAAACATTCGTCGGTGATAGTTACTTTTTGAACATGATGAGATCAGGTGAAATTAGATTGATTGAAGTTCTCAAACCAGCCGAAAGCGAAAGGACAGGCATTATGGAAGAAAAGAAACTAATTCTAGATCAGCCAGGCAGATTTACAAATCAGGGGCAGACAGAGCATGTTGTTCCAACTGACGCCCCAAAGCCATTGATTGAAAATAAGCCACCTCAACAGCCAACCAAGGACGCTCTTATTACAGAAGACCCAATAGACGGCGTTGAAATTTTGTTGGGCTAAGCTCAATACAATAAAAAAAGCCAGGTTAACCTGGCTTTTTTTATTTAAGTTTTAATTAACGGCCAACGCGAACCACTGTTCGTCCGAAACCGTTTCTAACTACTACATTTGCTCCAAATCCGCGATTTACTACTACATTTGCTCCAAATCCGCGATTTACTACTACATTTGCTCCAAATCCGCGATTTACTACTACAGCACGGTTTACACCGAAGCCATTATAGCCAAATCCGAATCTGTTGAAGCCAACTCCATAGCCACCAAAACCAACTCCATAGCCACCAAAACCAACTCCATAGGAGCTAACGCCAACTCCATAGGAGCTAACGCCATAAACTGGTGCTGCGAAAACTACTGGTGCCGCATAGACTGGTGCCGCAATTGCTACTGGACACTGTGGGTCTGCGATTGGTGCTTGGTAAGCGATTGGTGCCGCTACTACAGGCGCTGCAACAGGATAAGCTGCCGCAACTGGATAGGCTACCGCCGCATATGGTACTGCAACAGGATATGCCGCAACACCAACACCGTAACCACCAAAACCAACATTACCATAACCACCAAAGCCAACTCGGTTAAAGCCGAAATGGTTAAAGCCGAAATTGTTGAAACCAAAACCGAAGTTATGGAAACCAACATGTCCAACTCCAACGTGACCAGCCCCAACACGGACGACAACTCTTGCATCTGCTGGCTTAGCTGTTACAAACAACAAAGCAAACGCTGCGATCAAACTGGTTAACCAAATTCTCATATGCCTCCAATTGTAAGACTAACCTATATATCCTTAATTAAGCAAAATTTTCATCAATTTACACCAATTGATTGTAGCCACTGTAAAATACCTTGTCTTTCCTGCTGTCCTAGCTGGAAATGTACGTCTTTAGGCGGCATTCTGCCACTGGCAACTTCCTCTTTAATTTTCTTCCAATTTGCCTGTTGGTTAATCAAACCAGGCTGTGTAAAAATAATTGTATCATGTTTTGAGCCAATGCCTGTATGACATTGAGCGCATGTTCTTGCCATCGCAGAAACAGCAAACCTAGCTAAATCAGCATTAGGCTGCGGTTGCTGCGGTGGCGGAAAAAAAGAGTTTTGTCCTACTGGCTGTTGAGGCTGCTGTGGGAATTGTGGTTGAGTGCCTGGTATAACTGGTGGACCACTATCTAATGGACCATCATTAGCCATACGATTCATCTCTTCAAGCAATGCTCTAGCAAGCTCACGAATCTTATCTTTGTTGTTCAACCCAAACTGCTGTGATTGACCAAACTGCTGTGATTGACCAAACTGCTGTGGTTGACCAAACTGCTGTGGTTGACCAAACTGCTGTTGGGCCATCGCTTGCTGTTGATAAGTAAGGGGTGTTTGGCCAATGCCATTCATGACAGGTGGTGCGCCATAGCCACCATAACCTATAGGTTGAACCACTGGAGTAGCAACAGGATAACCTGTTACTGGAACCACTGGTATTGTTGGGGCATAAGCCTGTGGTACATACTGGAATTGGAAAGCGGGAACCAAGACAGGATAGGCCAAAACTGGCACCGCCACTGGAATTTCTACGACTGGTGTATAACAAGGTGTATAACAAGACGAGGTGCAACACCTGCCGCCAAAAAATCTGCCGCCACACCTTCTTCCAAACGCCTGAGCGTCGGATGCAGCAAATAAACTAACAACTGTTGCAAAAATAGCTATAATCCAACATTTCTTCATATTACTCCTTAATGGGGCCGATACTTCGGCAAGTGCAAATCAATAAGTGGCCCAACAGGGTATGGATCAGCATGATCCAGCCCTTGCTTCCTTGCGCCTATAAGTATTTCGAATCTTCCGAAACAGGTTTCCCACTGGTCACGTCTAATGGGACGAGTTGGGGTTTTGAGTAAACCTAAAACTACATTGTCTTTGCTTGCCTTTATATATGCATCTAAACCATTTACGTTAATTCCAACTTCTCTACAAATATCTTCTACAGTAAGTAGTCTTTCTACATACTGATTATATATTTCACCTAGCGTTTTAGAAACTACTTCAGACTGTAATCCTGTAGCCTTCGCAACCGCTGCTCTATAATAGTTCTGATCTTTAATTATTTGCTCATCTAAATCAGAACTAAATAAGTCTTCTATTCTATAAGCATCTTCTTTTCTAGTTATAAGGAGTTGAACCTGTCTTGGGTCTTGTAATTTCCTAGTCAAACTTCTAATTTCATCATTAATTGGACGAATACCGTCTGCATGGCAAACCATACAACTTCTGCCAGTTCTTATAGTCCTGTCATTTGCTGTGTTATCAATAGCGATATCGGTATTTGCGGCATCAATTCTGGCACCCTTACCGTCAGTAAGGAAATAGGCTTGTAAGCCGTTAGGCAGACTACCGATATCTTCTGTAGCATCAAATTTACCATCTAATATAAATTTAGCATAATCCCTATCATCAACGCTTTTCAAAGCGTCGTTGCTACTCCAAAGATAACCGCCTGTAAATGTAGGACTTCTTATAAGAGTTCTATTGTTTCTTGCCACAATAGAAGCTATAACAACAGCTTTATCTTGGGATCGAGCTTTTTTCGCTAGGTCTTCATTTGCAAAAACTAAATTTTCAAAATCCTTGATATTCTTGCCTAAGCCCAACATGTCATAATAAACTGGTGGTAATATAACATTAGCCATAAACCAATCAGCCCTGAACATAGGAAAACTGGTGCAGCATTGCGTATAAAGTGTTCCATTACCGAGTGGATCAAGCCAAGGTGCTATTTGTGGACAATATTCACGCTTATTAGCTACAAGTTCCTCTACTTCAACTTCTTTTTCTACATCCTTAAAAGCTGGTTTACCATCTTTAGTCACATATTGAATACCGCGTTCGTCTTTCCAAGGCACTTTCTCCATTACCTTTTTCTTGACTTTCACTTTTTCAAGAATTGGTTTATCAATAACATGATGAAAATAAGGCTCTGGAAATGGTCTTACACCACTGCCTTTTAAACCTAATTTCTCTAAAGCTTCAGGCTTCCATTCATAATGACGTATATCCACTCGTATAACTGTTTCGTCCGATGCCCCGACGAAAGCTGGTATATACATCTTTTTCCTTGTGCTTAATGAATTGCAAACAAAGGAAAAAGTTGCTGCATATGCTTTTCTTTTGTCTTTAGGAATATTGTATAGAGAAAAGTATCGCATGTAGAGACGGTCTTCTGGTGGTAATGTCAGAAGATCACCTACGGCGAACTTAATCGAACTATCGGCTGTGTAAAGAATTTCTGGTGGTTGTGCCTGTATGGGTTGATTTGGCCCTACAATTGGCTGCGACGAGACTGGTTGTACTGGTGGCTCTGCTCTTGGCAATGGTTGTGGAGCGATAAAAGGGACTTTAATCTCTTCTTTTGGCTCAAATACTACATGTCCTGTTTGAACATTAGTCTTTATGTCTAGAGGATTAGCACTAGAAACGATTTTCTTCGTCTCCAATGCACGTTCTACGGGCGTAGGTGATAATCCTTTATCGCGGTAAACGGCAAGTCCGAACACGGCTCCTGCCGCCAATACTGCGATAAAGGACATGACAATACTGACATTCTTCATAGGCCATTACTGCTTTGATTTTAAATTACCCAAAATTAATTGCAAGATCATTTGAACGATTTCTGGCCCAAATTTATCAAAAAGGGACTGCATATTATTCTTTATAAACTCCATAATCATTGGACCAAATTTTTCAAAAATAGTCGGTAGATATTTCTCAATAATAATTGGAAGATACTTTTGGATAATCACATCCAAAATTCCAGTATTAATCCCTTCAATTACATCCCCTGTAACCACATCACCCCCCACTTCACCCACAGCTTGATGATGGTTAAACAAATCTAAAATAAATTTCAAAAGTGCTGGGCCAAACTTTTGTATAACTTCCATAATGAAAGATACTGAAAATCCATTTCTAGCAGCTTCAATAATCATTGCCAGAACGTCTTGTCCATATTTCTGTAAAATATCAGTAATCCACGTTGGATCGAAACCGAAGTTTTCAGCACTCGATTTCATTACATTTACATCACTCATTTTATCTCCTAATTAGTTACTACTGGAACATCATCCACAGGATTGTCGTCTTGTGGATCATCAGCTATTGCTTGAATAGCAAAGGCATCAGTATTCATTCTTGTAAAATGCTGCGACTGGAGATAAGCGTGACCATTTCTACCGAAATTACTTCCCCAGCTATTTTGAATCTTAATTAACCAGCCATATTTGGTTGATTTCTTAAGACCCATCCCTAAAATACAATGCCCACCACCACGACTTCCATTAGGAAGTCCTGCAATACCTTCGCTATCAAGATTTGCAAAATTTTGATCTACATAAAGTCCTAAAGGACAAACAAATCCTAAAGAAATTGCAGAACAAATTTCACTGAAATTAGCACACTTATAAGCTTGTATTAGCTTAAACCTTGCCGCATCAGTAAAAGCTTTTTGTGGGAATTGATTCTGAAACATCATTCCAGGTTGAAGATCATTATGCGGACAAGTTCCATATTGCATTAATGATTTCAAACAGTCGGAAATCATTGCCCCAGCATCCCGCCCACCATTCACTAAACCATATGTAAAGAATGGATTAAACTCTACTAACTTTCTGCCAGACTGCATATAACACATCTGCATTCCAGAATTTGTTCCATGTCCAGTGCAACTTGAAGTCATCCCTTGGTTCCAAACGGGATTATTATACCACTCCATATCAATTTCTTGCCATTGAGAAGGGTCTAATACTCCTGCTGCCCTCAATGAATATAAAGGTGGGAATGCTGCAACAGATTGTTCTGTCTCTGGAATACAGGCTAATACAAAATAGGTTCCATTGAAAAATACAGATGGCAAATTACTTACAGATGCTTTTCCAATTGCGTACATTATTTACCCCCTAATATCTGAGTTAAATATTGAAGCACCTCGGCTTCCGTTCCAGGTATCTTTATAACGCTTACAAGATTCCCGTTAGCCGCTTGTACTATAATCATTGGCGGTCCACCCTTCTCCGCTACCACTTTATCCAATCCTTTTTCCTTAAGAACGGATGAATTAACATCATAGAGCCTATAATAAGCGCCCCTTGTTGTAATCGCTTCCCTTACTTTTTGCGAGTTTAATATCTGACCTAACGTTGGGTTAGTATTGTTTAAATCTACCACAAACGTCACATGTGCCTGAGCAACAGGTGCAGGTCCAGGTGGATTGGGGCCAGGCGGTGTTACTGGACTAGAACCGCCACTTACCGTAATACTTGTTCTGGCAAAATCCGTTAATTTCCCATCCACTAATCCAACAGCAAAAACCGTAATTAAACCGCCTTGCGGTGGAATGGATATTATTATAGTGTTACCTGTTGGCAAAGTAAAGTATTTAATTTTAGTAGCACTAATTACTAGCCACTTTACATCACCTTTACATACAGCTTGAAGTGTTACAAAACCTTCATCAAATTTTACATTCTGGTCTGCGGGCAACTCGATGCCCGTAGCTTTGTTACTACTCGCTCCAACAGCATCAGATGTGGTTGGAGGACTGGTTGGAACTTGCGAAAAAGACGGAAGGGCCAAGCCTAGTAACAACACAAAGCTCAATAATTTTCTAATCACAATATCACCTTCTATTTTGTTACTTGACAGATTGTTTTAATATTAGTAAGGTTTATTAAAATTTGCATAATCCAAAAAAAGATTTGCCGCGAACCTCCCGAAACCCTGTGTGTCATCTCTCAATGGAACGTCACCATGACCTTTTTGCAATCCTACAAACGTTATATGGTCCCCATGTATGAGCGAGGGGATACGTTTATCCCTAATCCTTACAAATATACTGAATCGCATTTTGTAGAATGGATAGATGAACTACAATCTGTAAAAGAAGAACCACTGGCAAGGTTTTTGATTAAACAACTTAACTATTACATCGAACAGAAAAAGATTGGAGCATTCAAATGAAAGACAACTTTGGCGACCGATTTAATTGAAAAAATTTAATTCAATCGCCTATATATCATATGAGTTACTTAAAAAATCAATGCCTTAAATATTCCAATAAAATACCAATAACAGTAATTTGTGATTTCTGTAAAAACAAATTTGATATATTGTATAAAAGCGCAGAAAAAAATTACAAAAAGAATAATGGTCATAAATGTGCAGAATGTTCAGGACAGCCTATACGCCCGCAAAACACAACGGGCTACTGGACTAAAACTCGTCGTAGAGCGATTGGGGAAGCTGTTAAAAATAGTGAATCATATAGACAATCTCTAAACTCTCGACCTAGTGTAGTTGGAAATAACAATCCTATGTTTGGCAAAAAAGTGAGTGCTGAAACACGGGCAAAAATGTCTAAAAGCAGAATGGGGAAAATTGGTACAAGAGCTACGGCATGGAAAGGTGGAAAATGCACAATAACAAAAAGAGTTAAAGGTATTATTCATGGTCGATATAACTGGTATTACAAAGTATTTAAGAGAGATAAATGGCAATGCGTGAATTGTGGAGATAAAAGGAAATTAGACGCACATCATATTGAACCAATTAATCAAATAATTAAAAAGTTGTGTAGAGATAATAAATTTTCCAACGATGACGAAAAAGTGAATTGGTTAATACGGCAACCTGAAATTATAAACGAAGACCTGGGTAATGGCATAACACTTTGTAGAGAATGCCACAAAAAAAGACACAAGAATTGGGGAAGCCATGACTGCAAATAAAGACTCTATGGGAACAAGAATGAAGTTCTATGAGAGCTTCGAAACTGAAAGACGGCTTATGCCGCTTCTCCCTGTTTATTGCAGGGTTGACGGTATTTGCTTCCACAGTTTCTGCCGCAAGTTAAAACGACCTTATGACGAAAGACTGTCGGCGCTAATGATCCAACTAACTATTGAATTAGCTAAAGAATTTAATGTGAATGCGGCTTATACGCAGAGCGACGAAATCAGTTTGGGTTGGAATATTGAAGACCATGAAAGCGAAATGTTCTGCAATGGCCGAATTCTTAAACTTAACTCTCACTTAGCATCTAAAACTTCAGTTAAGTTCAATCGTCTTTTACCAGACTTCCTTCCTGAAAAAGTGAAAGACGAAGCCTATTTCGATGCCCGTGTAATGAATCTGCCTAATACGGTCGAAGCGGCCAATATGTTCCTATGGAGGGAATTTGACGCAACCCGTAATTCTATCCAGATGGCGGGGCGGGCTTACTTCTCGCACAAGCAATTGCACGGTAAAAACGGATCAGTGATTCAGGAAATGTTATTCCAAGAAAAAAAGATCAATTGGAATGACTATCCTGCATTTTTTCGCAGAGGAACATTTATTCTGCGCAGGAAGGTCAAGCAACCGCCTGATTTGAGTAAAGTGCCTGAAAAATACCGAAATACTGTTGATCCAAATATACTGATTGAAAAAAGCGAGTTTATCAAGTATGATATGCCGCCGTTCACGAAAGTCGCCAATCGTGACCGCGTACTATTTTTTGGCGAAGAACCTGTGTTAAGTCAAGCAATTCCTGCTTAATTACAATTATGGATATTGCATTTATAATGGGAATGATCTTAGGGTTCTTGCTTGGAATAGGTTTTGCTATCTTTTTAACCCATATAGTCACTAGGCGAGTGATCCTCGTCCTTACCACCTCATATGGCAAGAAGATGAAAAAGAAGTTAGAAGACAATGAAGAACCTGCCGATTGGTGGAAAGACGAGGACTACGACCCTAGAAGGCATAGAGATTAATGGTCACTAAATTAGACCTATTGAACAGACTTAATGAAAAAGTATGCAACTGTGAGAAGTGTCCCGATCTAGTAGCCAATAGAACGAAAACCGTATTCTCAAGCGGAAACCCTAACGCCAAAATTCTTTTCCTGGGTGAAGCACCAGGGCAAGATGAAGACGAACAAGGTGAAGCGTTTGTTGGTAGAGCGGGCCAGCTTCTGACCAGTATAATTGCGGCTTGTGGATGGGAACGAGAGAAGGATGTTTATATATGCAACATCGTAAAATGTCGTCCTCCCAAGAATCGCACGCCCACTGAAGTTGAAGCTAAGAATTGTGAGCCATATCTAAAGCTTCAAATCAAGATCATTAATCCAAGATATATTATTTGCCTTGGGGCTACTGCTACGCGCTATCTATTGGGCGTTCAACATCCAATGGGATACATGCGTGGTAAATGGTTTAAGTATGAAGATGCGCATGTTAATGCTGATGTGCTTTGTACTTATCATCCTTCATATCTATTAAGAAATCCTGCTGCAAAAGTAGATGTTGCAGAAGATATGCAATCTTTGGTGGAAGCAATCAATGAAACAGTACACAGTAGGTGATAAAGTCCATATAACAGGAAAGCCTGAGGACGTATTTACGATAGCTGAGGTTGTCTGCCCAAATTTCTATAGTCTTAATGAAGAGGAAATTGCCCATTTCTATCTTATGAAAGATAATTATGAAAATATTTATTTTGGCACAGATTTAGTCCAAGTTTCTATATAAGGATATGAAAACATGGACTAAATTTCTAGAAGATAAGCAAAATGAAGCGGACGCAATGGCTCCTCAGCAGCCACCAGGCACGGGCGGTTTTGGAGCGGGTGTACAACCAGCAGTTACCACTCGTAGAAAAGCAATGTTAGCTCCTCAGCAGCCACCAACGGCAGGCACGGGTGGTTACGGCCCTAATGACCAAAGAGCAGCCTTAGCTGCGCAGCAACAGGCAGCAGCCGTAGCAGCACAACAACAAAGAATGGGTCAGCGTGTTTAAAGTTTACTAATCCATTCACTGAACGAGTGATTATTTTTTTCAATGGCCCGAAGATATTTAGGCCATTCTTTTTTGAAATTAGGGTGTAGTTTATAGTCTTCCACTTTATCTAAATCTACCCACTCAGACTTGGTATGTTCGTGATTTAGTTTAACATCAAATGGTTTATTAACCTTGAAAATATACATTACAAAGGGATCACCAACAAATTGCGCCACCTTCCTACCTTTTACAGAGCCTATTTCTTCTTGGGCTTCCCGTTTCGCAGTTTGAAAAAGACTCTCTCCATCTTCCATCCCGCCACCTGCGCAAGCCCAAGTAAAAGGATGCTCTCTGGTATCTTTTGAACGATAGAGAAGCAAGACTTTTTTGCCATCTGTGTGTAAAATTCCAGCACCTAGATGTTTCATTAACCTTTTGGACCTCTCTTTAATGGGACTGGTTTGAGTTTTTCAAGGTGGCGATCAGGCTTGCTTTTCAGATCATGCATCATATTATACACTTGTTTGGTAATTTCGAAAGCATTTTCGCCCTTGCACTTCTCACTTGCTTGAACACTTATTGTGTTGCGGTCTTTATTATAAAAGCCTTTTGAAATAACAAAACATTTGTGTTCATGATTCCAGGTAACGACAACCACCCATTCACCATCATCCCAATTTCTGCTGGATACCAATATACGAATAGGTTTGTCGGTATAAACATGCTTGACGTGGAAGTTGTGTTGTTTGATTCCAGCAGAAACATATCCCAAAGCTATTTTAGCAAAAGAGTCTAAAACTTCGTCTGGTTTTGAACGGAAATTTACTTCAACGCTATAGCGAGTTGAGTCTGCGGTTTCTGTCAAATCTATGAATGGCCGTACCATGACAAGAAACTCGCCTGCTTCTGGTTCACTAAAATAATCTTTGAAGTTTAGCATATCTTAGTTATATATATGGTATGGTAGTAACATTTCGCCAATGGTTGAAAGATAAAGAATTGCATGAACTTGCATTATCCCCACTACAGATACGACAGATTATGGGGAACGCAACTGCTGCCACCAATCCCAGCGATGTAAACCAAGTTGCAAAAGGCATAGTAAGAATGAGCGGCGATAAGCAATTGGTAGGCGCACTAGCAATAGACCCACTATTAAGACAAATAGGCGATAAATTAATGGCTGGATCAGCAGCCCAGACTCAGAAAAAGGGTGCTAGCGGAATTAACACAAATACAGTTGGCAACGCAATTAATCAAGCATCAATGGCAGGTAGCGGGCCTGGCGGTCTTGGTGGCGCACTTTAATCCAGAATTATAATAATGCCTTACCTGGCACATAAATTTAATTACTTGAAATTTTCAATCTAAAGTAATGAAGCCTCAGTCCATAGTTATTATGCCTTGAGGACCGTCGCCCCAGCGCCAAATCAAATCTTCACGCCACTTCTGCAATCCTTCTTTAGCTTCTTGAAGTAATGCTGGACCGTCTAACTGTAGACCACCAGCAGGACCAGGAATATTGGTCCACTTGCCACGAATTCTACCAAGGATAGTCATTGCGTGATAATATGCGCCTTCAATCATAACGGTTGTAACTCGCTTAAAGTCAGGCAGTTTAGGAAGATAATGGACCATCACTGAATGGCAACGGCAAGGAGTAGGATAGAGTTTAATGTTGCAATAACCATCAACCCACTCCCATCCGCCTAATTGACTTGCTAATCGGTTATACATTTGTTCGTACTGCTTATAAAGAACCCATTCGCCTGCATGTCCGTAAATGGGCGTATTCGGGTCCATTAAACCGCCTTGGATGGATGAATAGCTGCCACCTGGATAATAATACTCAATAGGGAGTACACCGCCTAGATCAGAAGCGTTAAAAGTAAGTTGTGGTTGTTCGCGGTAATAAACCATACGAATGAAACCAACGTCGGGCGGCATAGTATACACGCTCTTGCCTGGCTGTGTGTTAAATACATAGTATGTGAAGTGTTCACGGCCAGCGAATTCTTCAAACTCCAGTAACGCTAATTCTACCGCAGCATCGAGATTTTGTTCATTTAGTTCTATTTTAACTACAGGCGCACCAAGCCTTAAAAGAACTAAGTCTTTAATTTGCTCAATAATTTTTTCTCGGCAGGGTCGCTTACCTATCTTGCCACAGCAACCAGCAGGAGGTGCTATTAAGCCATTATCTGTGCATCCACCATTGGCACAACAGGCGTTTGCTGCTTGCTGAGAAGGTCGATTAAGAAAGAGGGTGTTATTACTACATACAGTTGACATAAGTGTATTTATCCAAACCAATGTCAAAACTTGAGATGTGTTAATATATATTTAAAAGGTAAAGAAGCCATGAGATTTAGTCAATATGTAAACGACAATTTGGACTGGAAGGAATATTGCCATTCCCTAGCAATTGCTGCTCAAGCGAGAGTTACCCGTTTGGTAGAAATGGCGATGGGTACACAAGAAATTAATGACCCAAAACAGATGATCTTCCATGACGCAGACGACTACAAGTTTTTAAGTCAGTTTCCATATCAAGTTGGTACGAACGCAATCTGGACAGCAGCCCTTAACTGGAGATACAACCAGGGTTTGAGAGAAATGATGAGAAAATCAAAAAGTTTAACTCACATTCCTCAAGGCAAAGATTGGACTAATCATCTTGTTATTCCTTTAGGGAATGGGAAGCACTTTATTCTCGGTAGTCCAAATAATCCAGAACAAACCGATCCAAACCATCAACAGAATATTTTCATTGGGCTAACTCGCTTGGCACACAAGCTTACAAAGCCAGCGAAAGGTGATCCTGATAGTTTCACGAGCGATCCAGAGCATCCAGAGGAACCAACTAAACCTCACCCACATTGGGCAGGGCGGGGTCCAAGTTTGCAAGAAATTGATCCTAAACAAACCGATCCAAACCATCATCAACACACAAAGAACTACAGACATGGTTTGTACAATTTTGACTTGAGTGACATGGCAGAAGTTACTGACGAAGATATTGATGAAATTCCAGATGTAGAAATACAGCAATGGCTAGATTACCCTCTTACTGAATATCCAGTCAATGCTCCACAAGTTCAAGAGGCAATTAAGAAAGAGCGCGCAAAAATGAGAAAGGTTAAAAAGCACACTTTCTCAGGATACGATGTGCCACAGAAAGAAGTCACTGCAACAAACATATCTGACTGGATAACCGCGAATTCAATGCCAACCACGACGGGCAAGCCTGGTGTTGGGTTGTTTGGGGAACACCCAACAGAGTATAGAGACACGCTAAACGTAGATGAGAAAACTGGCCATCCTCAAAATTATAAGGTCCATTACTTGAATCCACAAGAAGCAGGTAAAGCAGAAGAAGCGTATCTCGTTCATGCAACCGCACCGAAGAGTGGCTGGGAGTTCAGCGCGGATTATTTCCCCCACAAAGTTTATGATAAGGAAGAGGCGCGCGGACTGGCTAAAAAAGCTAGAGACAAAGGCGCTACCAAAGTCAAGGTGGAGAAAATCCAAAGTGGTACTAATGTTGGTCACTTCTTAAGCAAAGCTGATACGGAAACTGGAGAGCAGAGCAGAAAACACAGCATACCAGTTATTACTAAGCACATGCAGTTCTCTATTATTGATGAAAAACATCAGGACAAGGAGGGCAACGCCAAAAAGACAAACTACGATCAGGATTACACAATCCCTGTTCTTAACCCTCAAAAAGCTATACCGCAGTTGCCAGGACAACCTAAGAGAGTATCAAAGAAGGGTGGACAAGAAGCAGAAGCCGTTGAACCAACTCCTGAGGAATTAGAACAAGAAAGAGAAGAGTTGGCACTAAGCAAAGAAGATTTTAGTGCGCTAAGATTATCAGATGTACAACAGGCTGAATTTGCGCGTAGAACCAAGCGCAAGAGCGGCGGCGTCTTTGACTGGAATCCTGCGGTTGAAAGAAAAGAACAAGCCAAGAAAAGATTTGGCACAGATGGGGCTGCGTTCATTAACGCAACCAGACCAGGAACATTACAGAGATTTTTAAACAATTGGGATATATTGACCCCACAGCAGCAAGAATGGATTGAAAAGAACATGAAAACTGCGCATGACGTAGCAAAGTACGTCCATTCAGGTGACAAAAGTGACAAACTTGCAAAACCACAAAATTTATATGGAGCCGCACCACGACCAAATTACAAGTCAGTAGCGCAGGGCAACCTACAGGTGCCGCCAAGTAAGATGGAAGACTTTCTTAAGAAGTATAAGGGAAAAGTCTATTCAGAACTTATGGGTGACTGGACGCCTGACACTGGACAAGGGTATCAAAGTAATTCTCCAATGGAGAGATATCTTCGTGGAATGGCGGCAACTGGTAAGATTCCAGCCCAAGTAGTTATGGCTTTAAGAGATAATTTGGATAAATTAGCAGAATTTGCTACTTATAACATCCTTACTTTCCTTAATGACAAACGATTTGCATTCGGGCAGGATGAGGAATTTAACTTGCTCAACAATGTTCGTGATCCAGACATAAATGAGGATGAAAACAGAGAGAGACGATTGGAAAAAGGTAAAGTGTTCCTTTGGAATGCTGGTGCAATTGGCATGAAAGACTCAATTTCTAGAAGAAACAGAGAAAAGCATGGAGTTCATACAGTTGGTGATATTGATGCGCCAACCAAAAGTGGGAAAAGCGGTGCAGGAGAAGTCGCTGAAGGATCACAAAAAGACAGAATTCAACACATTAATTTACATGCTACCAGACGTTGGCTTAATTCTGACCACGGGACCGAAGAAGAAAAGGAAGACGTATCACCATTCGCCCGTGCAGGACACAAAGTACATACAGGTATTGTGCAAACCTCAAAAGCACCTGAGTTCTTCAGAATGAGAAGAAACCAAATTTTAGCTAAATTGGGCGGCTCACCTACAGCCGCAGCAGCGTTAAATTCGGCTCAAAAGAAGCTTACTGATGGCATGGAAATAGCTATTGAAGTATATAACAAATACGACACAGACCTTGCTTCAAGTATTCCTGATGCGAAGAAGCGAGAAGCAGCGGTTCTTCAGCATGTTCACGATGCTTTGAAGCAGGGTGGCACCTACACTGATAGAGAAGTAGAAGATATTGCACAAAGAGCAAGAACATTGGCAACTGCTGATAAACCATCTGAGTATGATAACTACATCAGGCGCGAAATGGATGCCTTTATGGATAAGTTTATTAAAACAGATGAACCTATGTCTGTGCCACACTACAACCCAATGTCTAATGAAATTGAAGAAACTCCAACAAAGTTAAGTCCAGCAATATTGCATCCAGACCCAAGAATGGCAGCTATCTTTATCAAAGGTTTGTATGTATACAACAACTTGACAAGAGAAGCATTAAAGAAATGGGGATATCAACTCTATGATGCAATAGTAAACAGCCATAACATAGATAAGAGGGAGGAAAAGGTCCGCGAAGAGTGGGAAACAGAAGAACAGAAGCAATTAGCTGGCTTGGCTGGCCCAGGTACTACCCAAGCACAAGAGAAACCATCGACGCCAGGCCCACAGCGATTGTCTCCACAGCAACAGCAGGCACAAAGTCAAGCTGATGCTGCAAGACTTATGGCAGAACCATTGCCAACATTGCTTAGCATGGCTAACTCGATTAGCAACTTAGATGATATGGTAAGACTTGGATCAGCGTTATTAGGCAAGCGCAAAGATTTAATGGCAATGCCAGGGTCGGCCCATGTATTGCAAACTGCACTCACTACGTTAAGGCAGCGTAGAATGAAGTTCATGCACGAACCATCTACGTCAGAGGAAACGGAGCTATTCCTTAGACAGTTGCCAGCTTTGGTTAAAGAACTTGGCCAGGCGCACCAGTAAAGGGTTTTTATGAAACTATCCTTTAAAGAATGGTTCAAGAAGGTAACGGAAATGGTGGGAACATCAGCTATTGTAGGCAGTTGTAAACCCACCGCCGATTACCAAGTATGGGGTGCGTGCAGCGATCTAAAACCTAGAAAGAAACTAAAGAAAAAATGAACAATCAGTTTGCACAAATGATGCAAAACCCTAAGAGCATCGCACTTAAGAAGTTCATGTCTCATGTTATAGGTGAAAAAGTTGGTCTTTACGATGATATTTTGACCAGACTTAGTGTTTCTATAGTTACGGATAGTGACTTTAAGATATTTGGCGAGATGATTAATGATGTTCTAGGAACAGGTTATCGTAAGGCTGTTGATGATTATAGAAGTCAGTTAAATAAACTAGGCATAGAAGTCAGCTTGATATCTAAAGATTAGCCACCAAAATTAGGTTGGTAGTCACTAATCATACCAAGATATACATTGTAGCCTTGAATTTCTTTGGAATCTTTTATTTTCCACCATCTACGGTTCTTCATTTTGGGGAAGATAACTGATTCTGGTTGGAGTTTCACATCTCTTTCTGTAACGAATTCAATATGCAAATCTTCCAATTCTAATAACTTTGCCCTAAACGTAAACTTCTCTCCATACTTGACATTGGCATAACTTTCATTATAGAGGGGATCAATATTTTCTGTATATTCAAGACAAGGTAAACACCACACTTCAACAATGTCTTCACTAATAGGTTTGGACTTTTTTGATTCCTCAATAGCCTGAACAATTTTAATTTCATCATCGTGTTGTTTTGCAATATCTTTGAAATCAATAATTTTAATCTCTTTAGGAGGAATGGGTGTAGGTTCTGGTACTTTTAGGGTTGCTCTGAAAAATTTCTCACCAAACTTATTATGAAATATAATCTTTTCGGTTTTGTCCCAAAAGGATTGTTGCTCCATTACTGGCGCTGGTTTAGGCAAACTGTATGTTGAACCGTCTTTGTTTTTGATAGCCATAACCTATATATTGTTATGACAATTAGGAATTGTGACGGAACACCTTACAAGCTATCTGGATCGTTGAACACTTTTGATCCGACCAATCCAGAGCATTTCCTGCTTAATTCTTTTGATGCTGAGTTAGTTGAAATAGCAGGTACACCAATACTCTACTTTGAAGTCTTTATACAAAGTCAAACTATTGACCCACTTTATCGTGAAGACCGTGGTAAGTTATTCTCAAACAATCCGATTACTTTGAGTGGTTACTATGAACCAATACCATCACAGAACTATATGAATATGTTTGGTATAGACGCACCTGATGAAGTCCAGTTTCAGTTTAACTACAGGGCTGTGCTAAAAGCGATTGGCCATCCACCAAGGATAGGCTCTCGTCTTTATACGCCACACAAAGGAGAAAATTGGGTTGTAATTCAGCGCAACGTTGGCGATTTCTTCCTATGGGGTGAATTAAGATTAACAATTATTGCTCAGAGATTTCAGGAATCTGTTACTACTGGCGAAGGTCGTGTTACTCAAGCCACGTCCGCAGCACAGAAAAAGATTAATCCTAATGAGGGACCAATATTTGGGACACTGCCAGGCGACAATAGTGCTAAACCTTGCCCACAATAACTCAAATAGTTATTGGAGATATTAATTATGACAAATATGAAAGACGTAAACACGGAGAAGTCATTGGTAGACTGTAATCCGCGTGATGGTATAAATCCAGATAACATCGACCCTGTACCAAAGATGTGCGATGACGATTGTTGGCCATCGCAAAAGCGTGTTCCAGTTCAACCGCCCAAGGATTGGAACAGGAGAAAGACTTTCAACAAGCTTGGTTTAGGTCAACATTGGCTTTGTGACCCGATCCAAACAGGCCAAATCATTAATGATCTGGATACACCGAACCGAGACGTAATTTATCGTTACTCAAGATCAATTCGGGCATGTGATGAAGCGATGCTCGATATGTTTCGCAACGTTATGGTTTTAGATGAGCAAGGCAAGCAGCACACGGTTCCTATCATATGGGCAAGCCAGGAGAAAGCTGTTGCAGCTATTCTCCAAGATAATGTGAGAAAAGACAATTCGCTTGTTGTGGATCGCATTAGGTTGCCAATTATATCTATCTGGAATAGTGGAATGCAGTTCGATCAAAGCCGCTTCACTTATCAAAAAGCATATACTTTGCTGCCGTGGCTAAGTCAAGATGGTAAATCGCCAGGTTTTACCAAACAGGAAAAATACATCAAGGATACGTTCTTCGGTGTTACACGGGGTATTCCAGTAAATATAAGTTATACACTATATATGTGGACCCTTTATGAAGAGGACATGAATCAAATACTAGAGCAAGCGTTTCAGAAGTTCTCTCCAATTGCACAATTGCAGATAAAGGGTATTTGGTGGGATGTAATTGTTACTTTAGATAGCACTACAAATAACATTGATCTAGAGCCTGGGGATGCCAAAGTTAGAGTTCTAAAGTATCAATTTAATATGACGGTAAAAAGCTATATCGCCCAGCCTATTTATAGGATTAAAAAACTTCCAGAAAGCATTTGTGAAGAACGTGATCCAATGGAAGAAAAAGACCCGAATGAGGAAAACGATAGGCCAGACTTCATGACAGATGAAGAAATTAGCAACTCAATTGAGGAATTAAAGAAAAGTGTAATGGAACTAGAAGAATCAATGAAGAAGTAAAATATGAGATCAGCAGCAATTATAGGTTATACAGGAAAAGGATTATTCAATACACCTATTAAAACAGATAACGTAAAGGATTTACATACAACTTTTGGAAAGAAATCAAACCTGACAGCAGTGGCGGAACAGCTTATCTATGGCGAGTTCAGTCCACTTATAGTTAGAGTAGAAGAAGATGCTGAAACAGCAAGTTGTTGCTTAGTAGACGAGGATGACACAATTTGCATGGTGGTAAGTGCAGATTCACCAGGATTAGTTGGTAGTTTAACCGTTGTTGAAATTGCAAAAGAAAACAATGACACGTTTAGTATTTTAGTAACGAACAATGGTGAAATGACAGAGTTTTGGGGTAATTTAACACCAGCCAATGCAGAAGAGACGGTCAATTTAGCTTCCAAGTGGATTACAGTTTCGGGCATGACTAAAGCTGTTCCAGCAGTAGGAAGGACAGAGCTACTCCTAGATAATAAAAAGCCATCAGAAATTAAATTAAAAGCAATCCTAGACGCAGTTAAATCGGTGGATGATGCAGACATTGAGTTTATATCTCTGCCAGACTGTGATTCGCCAGAGATAATTAATGTTGTATTGCAGTATTTGGAAGAGAATAGACCAGACGTAATATTAGTGATTGACCCCCCTTGGGAGTGTGATCTTTTGCAGACTTACAAATGGTGTAAAGGGCTAATTCCATCTGAACAAGGTGTAATATTTTGGCCTTGGTTAAATTATGAGAGAAAGAGTATCCCGCCATCGGGTCCAATCCTTACAGCACTTTTGAACTGGCCGTTCATTTGGAAGCCAGTTAGGACTAAGCTTGCAGGCGTTTCTAGTGCTGCATTTAGCATCCATCACGATGAACTAGCCTATCTGTCAAAGCAAGAACATTTTATTAATATAGCCACTAAGAAAAATGATTCTCTTTTGCTAGAAACTAGGATTTTGACTCTCGCTGGGTCGAAACTGTCTGATAGAAGGTTGTTTAATTACATAAAGAACAAAATTAGTAAGGTTGGTAAGGAATTATTAAGATCGCATAATCCCGTAAGCAACAAGTTTAGGCATAATTTTATCGAATGCAGTGAATATATACTTCAACCTATTAGGGAAGATCAAGGTGTTAATAGCTATGTACTTCAAATTAACGAGTTGACGAAACCAGAAGAGTTTGAAGTTAACTTAGAGTTGGCAATTAGGGACAGTGCTGAAATTGTAAATATATGTTTTAAATTTACAAAGTGAAGGGTAAATAAATTTAAGGAGAAGTAAGATGGCAATTTGTAACGAACAACAGCCTTTAAATAAAGCTAATATATTAGAAGACTTGGCTTTTGGTACGCCTTGCGGTGCAGGGACTCAACTCCCAATGGGTCTTGGGGCTATAGGCAATGGTAAGGTTATTTTCAAAAGGAAGTTTCGTTGGACGTTTGAAGTCGAGTTTTGCTGTGATTCAGGCGTACCGAAAGTAGTTGCTAGGGAATTTGTTAAAATCGGTGCGCGTCCACAGATTGACTTCGAAGAAGTTGAAATTAATTACTTAAACGGCAAGATGTGGATTCCTGGCAAGGGTACTTGGCAGACAATGACAGTAACATATTATGATGTTGCGGGTCAGACAGATAATGGTATAAACACATCAACGGTTCTTGCTTGGATCGCTACAATTTACGATTTTAATGATCCTATATGTTTACAAATGAACAGTGTCCCTGCGAACTACGAGGGCATTGCTCGTCTGGTTCTTTGGGATGGCTGCGGTAATCCACTGGAAGGTTGGATATTGCGTCACGTTTGGCCACAATCAGTTAATTGGGGCGATTTGGATATGTCAAGCTCCGAAGAATGTACTGTTGAACTTACGTTGCGTTATAGTGAAGTAAGTTATCAAAACTTCTGCGGTCCAACTGCCTTGAAATGCCCATGCGGTCCATGTGTGTAATCAAAATAAAAATCAAAAAGAGGGGGATTTCTTCCCCCTCTTTTTTCATATATACATAGAGGTTTATTATGGCTGATTGTAAGGGCGAACCGATGGGATTTTTCCGTCCTGAATGGGGCGGCACAGGCGATGCTGGAACGGCAAAGAGAAAATTCCGATGGCTTTTCGATATAGAAAACATCACACTTGGTAATGACACCGCATTACCATGCATAAAAGCTGCTCGTCCAAAACTTACTTTCAAAGAAATGCAAGCAGAGCATTTAAACGAAACAATTAGTTATCCTAGTAAACCAGAATGGCAACCAATCCAGCTATCTCTTTACGACAGATGCATTAATGTTCAAAACCCTATTTTCACATGGTTAAAAAAGCAATACAATCCAGTCCCAACGGATGATGATGAGCTTCCTGGTTGTAGCGACTGGTTTCCATGCATAGACCCCCTATCATTTAAAGTATGTTGTACGTTGAAATTACTTGATGGTTGCGGAAACAAGTTAGAAGAATGGACATTGGAGCATTGCTATCCCCAAAATATTGATTGGGGTGACTTAGATATGAGTAGCAGCGAAATTGTCACTGTTGACTTTAGCCTAAGATACGATAGAGCATTTCAGACATTCCCATCAAAAGATCATAAATTATATACAAAAACAGAATGTGCTAGTTGTACCGATCCTAAAGACTGTGGTGATGATAGTGAAGGTACACTTGCGATAAATTCAATGAACATCACCGCCATGTTAAGAAATGCAACCAGCATGAGTGTGACAGTCCAAAATAATTTAGGAAATATAAAACTCAATGAGCCTGACTTTGTAATGATTATTTAACCTTCGAACAGGTCGGGGAAAATATTGCGGCATTCTTCAATTGCATCCTCTAGCTGTTTGGTTTTCCAGCCAAGAACGCGACAAGCACCGCTTTTATTAAGTCTACCCTTTTTCGTATAAACTTTGGATTCGTTCATCAACAACGCATCAATTAATTCCCCAAAACCATTGTCAATAAGTTTCTGGATAAGCTCTTGCTGTTCCAAAACTTCTGTTAAGTTCTTGCTCATGTTTAAATTATATAATAAGATTACCCTTTTACAACATAATTATTAGTATTTTGCGGTTTGTGTCTCAGTAAAACCTTCTCCACTTGGTTTTGTAGGAAGTCGTGATACTTTTTCTTAAGTTCATTATAATTTCGAGCGGTTCGATAGAGTTGTCTGTAGTGATTAAGAATACAAGTTGTCATGTAATTGAATGCTTTACCTTTCTGTGGGTCAAAACGATCTATTTTCTCAAAACAAATCATTACTCCTTCTTGGATAGCATCATCTATATCAATGAGATTAAACTTAGCATACCTTACTATGTTTTCCGACAATGTAAGGAAAGCGAGAGCCAACTGTTGTTGAGCGTCAATATAAGCTGTACTGGCAAACTTATACATATTTGAAAATCTGTCTAATCGTAGGATGAAATCCACACAATCATTGCCGCGATTAATCGCGCCTTGCAAATCTTCAATACAAATCTCATATTTGCTCTTTTCCCTCTTGGACTGTTGAAATCTGGCAATAACTTCTTCAAAAATCTTGTTATTTAAATACTCCGTACTCAAAGCACTCCTTAGAAAAATAGAATCTTATCTATGCTCACCGTTTAAAGATTTTTTATAATCTTCTATTCGCCACGCCGCTATTCTTTCAAGTGCCTCGTTTCTCGCATCTCCAAACCATTCTTTCGCTTTCTTAAAATACTCTGGACTATAAAGCTTTCCAGAAGTGTAACTCCTTATATGATCTATGTTTTCGTCAGTTTGCCTTGAAAAGTTTGCTTCATGTCCAATAAGGTGTGGTTTAATTTTTTGATATCGGAGTATGTAATTCCCTAGAATTTCGGTATCTGGCCAATTAGGTCTTAATGGGCTTGGCTTATAGTCTCTTATGTTGTACATATTGCACAATCTTCGTAGGCTCCAGCCAAAGCCAATTTTATCCATTGTTGGCATATGATAGATGGTAGCGGTATGAGAAACCATGCCTTTCCAGTCACTATGCGCTCTTTCAGACATTTCGTATCCAACAACAGGGGAAATTTCCTTGGCCATAGTCAATAATTCAGACAGAAATGTTCTTTTTCTAAGGAAACAATCAGCATGTGTAGCAAATATAAATTCTGTTCTACACAGCGCAAAAGCTGTGTCCATAGCCATTGCTGGGAAGTCGGACGGATGTTGGACCGCATTTAATTGAAGAAAATGTATTTCAACATCAGGAGCTTGCAGCTTTCTCATTTTTTCAAGCTGTTCTCCACGGCTTCCTGTATCAATTATAAGAATATAAGGACGTTCAGTTTGCAATCTTAATAATTCTATGCAAATTTCAAGTGTTTCAGATGTATCTAAAGCAGGAATGGCAGCAGTGATTTTGTAGTCCCAAGGTTTCTTTTTTTCACTTCCCTCCCAAGGAGCGGTGGTTGTGTTAACGCCTAACCCACGAAGCGGTGCAATATCTTCTTTCATATTTAACTCACTTAACCTTATGCAAATAATTGAACTATTATATAAAATAGTAGAAAACCCTAAGTCTTCCGAGAATTACCTTAAATTAAAAGAACATTTCACTCAAAATAACATGGTTCAGTTATCTGAGGCGTTCGACCATCTACTTAAAGTAAAATATGCATCCACTCACAGTAATACTCCTGAACAAGACAAACCCTAACAATACCCTAAAATCCGTACTTGAGCTTCAACCACAACAAATTCTGTTAGGCACCTTCCTGCCCATCAATATTCACCATAAATCACTAGCTGTTATAAAGCTAGAAGATAAAAATAATTATAGTCAAGCATTACTTGAGTTGCAAGATTTGGCACAGACAGATTGGATTTTATATCTCAAAGACAATGAAACTATCCTACAATTCAACGAGGATTTACACAACCTGCTTGTCAACCCAAAAGAAATTTACGGATTTCAGGTTTTGCAAGAGGACGTTATGCTTAAAGAAGCTAGATTATGGAATAAAAAAGTTAATAAGGTAATTTTCAAAAATCCAATTTTTGAAAAACCAAATGTAGAACCTACCAAAGTTATAGACATAATTTTATATCAATACAAATTAAATGACCCATCTATTGCCAACAAACTCGACCATTGGAGGAAAATAGCTCCATTGTCCGTGGACGCGGCTTATTATAAAGCTTTTAGTGCTTTAGCACATAGGAACTTCATAGAGTTTAAAAGAACAATGGCTCAATATCTTTTTAACACTAATAGAAATGATGTGCCAAGCGTCATGGCTCGTTACTATTTAGCTTTGGTTCAAGGTGTTGTGGAAAACAATGCAAATGAAGCAATCAAGAACATAATAATCTGTCTGGCAGAGAACCCATTGATGGCAGAATTTTGGTGTTTACTTGGCGACATTTACACCAAGGCAGAGAAATTTCAAGAAGCGATTGAGTTTTATGGAAATGCTATCATTTTAGGAGGTAGGCGATTGAATTCAGACCTTTGGCCTATGCATATTTCAAAATATGAAGCCTATCCAAAGGAAATGATAAATAAGTGTAAACAGGCAATATCAACCGCAGAAGTTTACTCAAACGTCTAAATCATTGATAATTACCGTAGCTTGTTCTTCATGACGAGCAACAAAAATTTGTTTTCGACCTGGCCCCGCCTTCTTCAAATGTCCTTCAATTTCATGAACAGTGCAATTGATTACAGTCCAGCTATTTTCCTGCAAAGGGGGTAACTCCGTATCTGGATTTATAATTTCCTTATCAGGATAATACTCTTTAAGTTGTTTGGCCCCCAACTTTAAAATGTTACGATAAACGTCCAAATTGCATGGACAATTTGGATTTTGTTCATATTTCTTAATGTCATCGTTAAGTTCAGGTGGCAGAGAAAGTCTAAATTTAGAGTCTCTCAAAGCCTCCTTGACCTCCTGTAGTGATATCTTTGTCATAAGTGATCTTGGTTTTATCTTCAAGCTCTGGTTCCTTAAGTTTTCTAGGAGAAATTAGTCTGCCACATTTTGGACATTTGTATTTCTTAGGCAATGTAAGCCAAGTGGACTCGACCATTTTTCCCGTTGCTGGGTCTAGTTTCGGTATTTCTTTCTGAACTTTAGACCGCTTGTATTCAACTAAATTAGTATTAGCACCATCTGTTATTGAGTTATATCCACAAATTTCACAATTTAATCTATAGTATTTTAGAGCCATTATTCCTCTTTCTGTTCTAAACTAATTATTGTTTTAGCTTCCAAATAATTCATGTAAATAGCCATGAAGTTCGCCAGGAGGCTACCAGCGCAGCCAGCTAAAAACATTTGGGGCAAAGTTATGTTGGTAAATGCGGCCCAACCACAAAATGCACCACACCAAAATCCAGTACACTGATAACAGTGTATCAATTTAGATACCTTTTCTGGTAACTTGGCATCCATGTAATCACGAAGCCATTGGAAAATACTCGCATCCACAATAATGTGAGTCATGCCTGCAACACCCAAAACAAATAAAATAATTTCCATAAAAATCACCTCCACATGGTTATATACATTTGATTAGCACTTCTGCTCAAAGCAATATTAGTATAACTACCATGTTTTGTCAATTCTCCCCCGATGGAATCATTAATAGAAAAATTTAAATTCCTCACGATATGGTAATCAAGTTTTTCAACGGATATCATGTCACCGAATAACCTTGCTAGTTTTTCTACATGTGGTCCATCGAGAGAGTTTAACAAATCCAACATTGCTTGCTTACGCATTGTATCCAGGGCAGAGAACCGATAGCTCAGTAGCCATTGGTCAAACAAGTGTCGTAAATCTGGAAATAGAGATTTTGCCAGAGGATTCTTTAATACTAACTCTTCTATGTTTTTCAGATTTATATTAATCATACTCAGTTATTTAAGTTAAAGGAGATAATATGTCAGAAGAAATTATTCGTCAAGAAAATCGTGACCCTGCCGCTATGAGCGAGAATGCAATCAAATTCATGGGAAAAGTACCGCCACAGTTCCATGATGCTCTAAAACAAGTAAAACAAGAAAAAACAACAGGTACGGCGGATGCCAAACTAGCGAACCAAAAAGACCCGTTTGCAGACTTGGGGCCAGTTGAACCAGCGGTTGAACAGCCCAAAGTGCGGCCACAAACCGCCAAGCTGCAAGGTAAGGTTCGTTCCGTGGGCAGTCCTCAATTAGAAGGAATTCTTGAACAACTACGCGGACAAGCTTTTATTTATGACGAAATAACATTACCGTCTAAGGGTACATTCTATAATGGTGGTGATGGTCCAACGGATGGTGTTATCCACGTTCGTCCGATGACAGGCGAAGAGGAACAAATTCTAGCTACACCAAGATATGTTAAGAGGGGTACGGCTATTAACATGATCTTCCAGCGATGTATTAAAGAAACCATCAAGGCTGACGAACTCCTTTCCATTGACAGAACTTATCTTCTCATTGCATTAAGAAGTATTTCATACGGTCACGAATATGAAGTAGAGATTAAATGTCCAGACTGCGACAAGAAATTTAACTATACAATCAGGCTCGATCAATTGATAGTAAATTATTGTCCTGCTGACCTACAAACACCTTTAACTGATGTATTGCCTAAATCCAACCTTAATTTTGTCTGGCATTTCCCACGGGGCAAAGATGAAATAGCGGTTACAGATTATCGTGAGAAAAGAGTGAAGGAATATAGTGATGCTACAATAGACGATAGTTTGTTATATCGAATTGCCTTAATGTTGGATAGTATTGAAGGAGTTAGTGATAAAATAGAGTTAATGATTTTACTGAAGAAGCTTCCAATTCAGGATGTTTCTTACTTAAGGGGTCTGGCTGTTGATCCTCCATTCGGCGTAGATACTAAGTGCGAAATCACTTGTCCTTTGTGCTTCCATGATTTTGACGTTGATTTGCCACTTGAAGCAGGTTTTTTCTTCCCACGGCACAAGAAAAAGAAGGAGGGGCCGACGAGGGACTCGGATTCTGGTACTACCTAATGGATGAGCAATTCTTTTTCCTGTACCATCTTCAGGTAGGGCGTCGTGAATTCTTACAATATCCTATTAACGAGCGTAAATACTTAATTAAGAAATTCATAGACCAGAAAGAGAAAGAAAATGAGTATATCGAGAAAGCAAAACGCGGAAAATAATTGGTTATTAATGGAGGAAAAGTTCGCCCTACAGTATCACTTGGGCTGGACTAATCAGCAATGTAATGAGTTTTTCAATGCGTTTTTTGAAGAAAAAAGAAGCCTTAAAAACCACTGGCTTCAAAAGAAGGAAATCAAAGATCAAGCTAAAGAGCGAAGTGCCAAAATTGATGATATTGTCAAGTTTGTTACTAAATACATAAACAGTAGAAAATCTCAAGGCAAAGGGTAAAAGTGTGGCTGCATTAAAAGACCGATATCAAAACCCAACAATTGGTGATACAGTAAGACTAAAGTTCTTTGTCTTAAACTCCAATATGACCGCCGAAGTGCAAGCTATTAATGAAATAAGAATATACTATTTAGATCAAGATGTTTGCAAGTGCGATCCTGTTACGATGGGAAGAGTATTAGTACAAACCATTCCAGCATCAAGCGTTGTTAACCCTACTCAGGGTGAATATTACATTGATTTGTATTTAGACCCAACAATTTACACTAAATTAGGTCGCTATGTAGATGAATGGGAAGTTGTGTTTCAGCCTGGCGATACACCCGCCAATCATGACCAGCTATTTCAAGTTTTTTCTGAATTATGGTACACAACGCCTATCCCTATAGTTTATGACTTTAGTTTCTATTTCCAGCCAAATAAGATGAGATTTGGTGAAGTAAAATCAATTGAAATAGAAATTATACCTAATGTGCCAAGAGCTACAGATTTATGTGCCTATTATGAGAATTTGGCTATTTCAGCCCAACTTTTCGTATTTATAAGTCAGCGATGCGGTGATTGTCTGCCTTGCGAAAGTGATTTGAGGTTAGTGGTCGATAGACAACCAACAGATTATAGAGAAAAAAATAGAGGTTTTTATAAGATAGATACTAGGAAGTTTGATTGCGGGATATATGACATATGGTTTGAGTTAGATTTTGGCACAAATATCTATATATCGGACACAAACCAATTTCAAATTTATTCTTAGGTCACTCATATACACACAAAATTTAAAGGAGACAAATGGACAGAGAGGTAAGATGCAGTATTAAGGAAAAGAAAATTGAAAAACCAAAAGTTGACATGCAAGGACACCCAGCACACTCACCAAACATAGTAATTCCAAGGACTTTTAGATGGACGTTAACTAATGAAAATTATCCAGACATTCACTATTGGATGAAATCTATAAAAACTGAATACGCTAGAAAAAGAATTATTATTGAAGTCTTTGACGACGCTAAAGGCGCAGTTTTTACCTGGATGCAAGCCTTAGTAGATGAGGACAAAAACGCCGCCAGCGCCACCCTAACACATTTAGATGGATGTGGAACCCCAATTTCATTAATTAATTTCATGGGGTTGAAGATCGAAGATCACTCCACCGCATATGATTACGGAAGCAGCGAAATTCTCACACACAAAGTCGTAATCACATACAACAAAGTAAAAAGAGTCAACCAACTTAACTTGGCTTAAGCCTAAGCTTTACGTCAAAATCCGCCATTGAAAAAGCAAATTCTACAGTTTCCTGCTTACCAATGGCGGATTTTGACGTAAGATAGGGAGTCAGTTGTGGCTGAAACTAAAATTTCTGCAAAAATGATTTTGCGGTTTCACAAAAAAGTAGTAAATTAACATGGCAACTAAGCCAGACGGACCAAAAGACTTTGGAGGTACAATGTCTAAGAAGTCCCGACAGCGGAAGTGGCGGCGGGTTGAAGCACAGAAACGTCAGCTTGCGCTAAATCCAGACGTAAGCGATGGTGGGATGAGTGAAAACACCATCGGTGATCTTAGGCTGCTACTGACGAAGATGGGGGGCGCTAAGTCTATTGAGGTTGCGCCGACCGTCCCAAGTCAGATTGCTCTTGCCACATCGAACCTTCCTGTTGCCCCCGTTCCTGTTACGCCACCTGCTCCGCAAGTGGTCCTTTTGCCTGGGCCTGCGCATTGGCCAGCCTGTCCTGTAAACTGTGATGCCGCCGAATGGCGGCGAGCGATGGAACACCACGACTACTACTTGCAATGCGCTGAGAAGGATAATAACGCAAAACCGTGGTTCCAGTACCCTCGCGTGGTCCATCAGTATAGCGAATTCGTCTACATCACGCCTGAAATGGCTCAGAAATTGCTGGACTACAACCCCATTAACCGCAAGATTAAGATGGGGCATGTGGAAGGTCTAAAGCGGGATATTCAGAATCACCGCTGGCTGCAAACGCATGAGTCCATTGCCGTTAATAAGCTCGGCAATATGCACGATGGGCAGCATCGTGCGCTGGCTATTATCAAGGCGTGGACTGGCTGGCCAATCTATCTGACGTGGAACGTGCCGCCAGAAGGCATCTACGCGACTGACAGCGGCGACAAGCGGCCCATCAACGAAAAGCTGGGTTTCCTGTTCCCCGACCTGAAGATGACCAACAAGACGGCGGCTCTTTGCCGTTCCATGATGTGGGGACTGAGTAATCGCGGCCTCCGCTATACGGAGTCTGAGATTGCTTCGTTCATGCTCAAGCATCAGCGTGTTATTAACTGGATCATGACTAACGTGCGCAGCAAGTACGTTAATTACCGTGCTGACTTGCAAGCCGTTATCGGCAAGGGTATGTTGTGGTGGGGTGAAGAAATCGTTGGACCATTCGTGGAACGACTCCGCACGGTGCAATTCTGCGGTGAAGGTGATCCCGCAAAGGCACTGTATCTCTGGCTGCAAAATTCCAAGAAACAAAAAAGCAACGTTCCGCCAGTCATCTACTACAAGAAGGCACTGGCTGCTATCCATGCACACGCTCTGAAGCGTGACGCCAAGCGTATCATCTCGAAAGAACAGGATATCTTCGAGTGGTTGCCTGGATGGAATATTCCAGATGACGCGCTTTGCGCGGGCAAGGTTTTCATCCATAGTGACGAAAACCAACCCTGAATGTAACTAAAACGAAAAAGGAAAATAATGGTGGACATAAATTCACCATTATTTTCCTTTTTCGTTTCGCCTAATTTGTAGTATAGTAAGGGAGAACCACCAAACAAAATCGGAGCATGGCCATGCAAGTTGTGCGGGAATTGAGGGATGAAAAACTTGATTTCTGGATTAAGAACAATCTCAACGTTCTTTTTGTTGGTCATTATGGCGCAGGCAAAACGACACGAATCATAGAAGCCTTTAAGAGAAATAATCTAAAGTTTAAGCCTTACAGCGCCGCCACAATGGACCCTTGGTGCGACTTCATCGGTGTACCGAAGGTTGTCACCGATGACAAAGGTTCATATCTAGATTACATCCTCCCCCGCGACCTACGCGACGATACCATTGAAGCAATCTTTATGGATGAATTCAACCGCTCCCACAAGAAAGTGCGGAATGCGGTCATGGAATTGCTTCAGTATAAAAGCATCAATGGAAGACCATTCAAAAATCTCCGCTTCATTTGGGCCGCAATTAATCCAGAAGATGAAGGCGATTATCAAGTCGAGGCTTTAGATAAAGCACAAAAGGACCGCTTTGAAGTCCAGGTTGGTATTCCTTATGAACCAAAGTTAGCCTATTTTGTAAGTAAATTTGATAATCGTCAAGCCAAAGCAGCGGTCGGTTGGTGGCAATCGCTAACTCCTGAACAACAGATGGAAGTAAGTCCGCGTCGTCTTGAATATGCCCTCAAGATGTTCAACATCCCTGGCGGCGATATCAAAGACGTGCTGCCGCATTCTACAAACCCTTCCAAACTAAGTAATTTACTCAAGACTGGTCCCATTGATGATCGCTTGAAGGATTTGTTCAGTAAAAATGATCTGGATGCCGCTAAAAAGTATCTGCAAGTTGAAAACAACTATGCGGCAGCGGCAAGGTATCTTGTTGCTCATATTCCAGAAGATGTAGACGCGGACGATTGGATGCTGTTCTTCTTACAGTCCGTCACCACAGAAAAGTTGGCATCCATGTTGGCTAGCAATGAAGCTGCCTATAACTTCATTGTTGCCAACTGTGATAAGGTGCCAATCTTCTCGCGTCTAATCAGAGACGCTTTGAAGACGAACACCGATAAGGTTCTGGTTCGAAGATTGAAGAAGGAGATTGACAATAACAAGCTGCTAACAGCGGTGTTCGGAAGCGCCTCCGCAACTAGCACGCCAGAGAAACCTTATTGTAGCCACCGTATCACAGCGGTCCAGTGGTCAACTCGTATCGCTGGCTGGCTCTCTCAGCCGCTAGATACAACGCCACAGCGTACTAAAGTCTACGATGATCTTATGGAAAATATTCCGCAGACTCTGACGCTCAATGAAGCGGTTGATACTTTGGAAATGATTAACATGCTGGCAACTCGCTCACATGCAGATACAATTACAAAATTCCGTCATTTGGCTGGTGTTGTTAATCATTGTATTGACAGGATCAATCAGGCAAGTGGGTTATCTTGGAATGAAATTTTGACTAACTATGGTCAAAAATTCAGCAGTCTTTTGGACAAGATGCGGGATAATGGCTTAGAAAAGAAGCTATATTGTCCTGTAAAAAAGGCTAACTAATGATTACTCATGCCGAATGGATGGAGATTAGTCTTGCCCTAGAAGATCACCATGCCATATTCTATGAATTATGGCACATGGGTCGTCCATTCTTTACTGATGACATTGAAACCGCTGCCGTCCGTTTTGCGGGTGATAGCGGTGAATTCGTTGAATTCCTATTCAACCCCGAATATTGGAACAACCTCACCCCTTACGAACGCCTGTTTGTGATCTCCCATGAATGCCTGCACGTCATTTTAAATCACGGTATCCGAACCACAAAAGGCAAGGATGCACCACGAATCAATACGGCGCTGGATATCGTCGTGAATCATCTGTTGGTAAATGCATTCGGGTTTGACCGTTCACGAATCAGGGATGAAGACGTGCTGTGCTGGACGGACACAACTTTCAAGGATGATCCCAAAATGGCCGAGATACCAACAAACGAATCGTATGAATATTATTATCAGAAAATACCAGAGTCAATGGTAATTGATGTCTTCACAATTGACGATCATTCCTTCCTGAATGGGGAAGTAGATACCATTATAGACAAATTGGACAGCAGACTTACCCAAGAAGAAAAAGGTACTATTAAAGACGTAATTAAAAAACATTACGCTAAAGAGAAAACGGAATATGAGGACGAACGCGGTGGGTACGGTTGTGGCCACTGGTCTTTCATTAACGTAGCTCCAGTTACAGCGAAAAAAAAATGGGAGACGGTGATATTCAAATGGAGTCAGAAGTACATGCGGGCGGGGCTGGATGAACACGAACAGTGGGCGCGAGTGGCTCGCCGCTTTGAATTGCTGCCTCAAGAAATCATCCTGCCAAGCGAAATGGAAGATGAATCAAAGGACTTTGATCGTATACCTATCCATTTGTACATGGACACATCTGGTTCTTGTGTAAAATACAAGGACCGATTTTTTCGAGCGGCTATGTCCTTACCAAAGGACAGATTCGTGGTAAGATTGTTTTGTTTCGACGTTGCGGTTCACGAAACAACGCTTGTCTCCCGTAAAATTTACGGTGGAGGTGGCACTTGTTTCGATATTATTGAACAGAACGTTCAGAAGGTCATGAAGGCGGAAAAATCCGCCTATCCAGAAGCTGTTTTCTTAATTACAGATGGGAAGGGAAGTCCTGTTGTGCCAAAATTTCCTGAACGTTGGCACTGGTTCATGACTAGGAATGCTTCATCTGCTTACATTCCAGACAAAAGCAAAACCTACAAACTCGACAACTTTGAATAGGAGGGAATGATGGGTCGCGTTACAGCCAGAGGCAACCGATTTGACAGCATTGCAAACCAAATGATGAAGGGGTGCAACGGCAAAGTTAAGGCCAACAACGTTGCTGGAACCCAGCAAGAAATGGATGACTTCAAGAGAGTTTATAACGACACAATAACTTATCTTGAAAATACATTGCCAAAGGATTTGAGTGTGGCTGTCTGTGGCGCACTTGGCAAGGCAATCCTTTGGCATGGTAAGAAAACCATGCACCCGTTTGTAGAAGCGGTTGCAAGGCGTGAATTCAAAGGTCATGGCGATCCATGCCTGGCACTGTGGGAATGGCTTGTTCGATATAACAAACGTAATAACACGGAAGAAATTTACCGTCGAACCGTCACGGCCATTCGTATCTTTTTGCGCAGTGGAACCTTCAAAGGTCATTTGAAACCTGCCCTGGACGACTTTTTTGAGTGGCAGAGTAATTATCGCGTTATGTGTCAGCCAAAAAGGAATCAGGTTGGTACAAGTCTAAAATCACCAACGAAACAATCCGATGAAGCGATCTTGGCCGACGTGGAAGATGCGCTCAGTGGTTCACCTACTTAAAATTTACAGAATGTTACTGTAATAGTAATGAGGACAACCCCTCATTACTAAATGGCAAATATAGTTAGGTTAAGAGTAGAGCGTAAGGATGGACCTGACGCTTTCAAAAACATGCTCAAAGCATGGAAACGACAAAAGAAATGGATTGATAAGGAACACAAAATTCATAGTTCCTTTGAAACTGAATCCCAAAAGAAACGACGCCGACGAAGGCGAAACTGGATTAAGAAACAACAAGAATTAAACTGTAAACCAGAAAGCGTTATCCTCCTTGAGTAACTTATCAAGATGAACAATCGCCCAATCTTTATAAATTAAGAGATAATCCCATTCTCTGAGGACCAGTGCGCCTTCTGCGTGGAACTTGGGCAAGTGTTCTATTTTCAAAATGGCAAGCAATGGCTTGCGGGACTTCTTCCACACAACCATCGGTTTACGTTTACAGCGGTCGGCATCAAATTGTGCTTGCTCCAAGAATTCATTAATTTGTGAATGGCCACCGTCAAATACGGATACCAAATCAACGTCGTCGTAACCGCCCTTACTTTCAATCGTGAAACCAAAATTTTCAGGGGTAACTAAATCACCTGAAAAAGTATCCTGTGCGTGCTTCGGCAAGTTAGCGACCTGGGACCAGCGATTACCTGACCCTACTGACCTGGAAAATCCACCTCCAAATCGGTCATTAAATACTTTCGCCACTTCACGTTCACGTCGCTTACCTTTACGGCCTGTGTTTAATTTCTTTTTCTTTGGCATAAGAAAACTGTCTTCTACAAAAAAATCTTCATCCATATGAAGTTATTTAGTAAATATAACCAATATTAAAAGGTTTGTCAATCTATAAATAACAAGTGGTGCAAAATGATGATAGGACATTCGGAGAAAGAGTAGCAGATGACGTAGCGACCTTCGCAGGATCGTGGAAGTTCATCATTTTGTTCGGCGCTATACTTGCGTGCTGGGTTGTGTTCAACTCATTGGATGTAACTAAACCATATCATTTTGACCAATTCCCCTTCATCTTGCTTAATTTGCTTCTGAGCTTTGTGGCCGCATTTCAGGCTCCATTCATTATGATGAGCCAAAATAGATCAGAAAAGAAGCAAGATATAGCCTACCGTGCTATTTTCATAGAATTGAAAGAGCTAGTAGAACAGGATATAGCCCACGAAGAAGAGATTAAAGGGCTAGAAAGACAAATACAGACAGATTTGGAAAGATTAATAGCCACGCAAAATAAATTGCTGGAAGCTCTCAGTCAAGCAATTAAGTTAGGACAGATGACCAGTGAAGGCGTTGCAGAAGTATTGGAACACCTAGAAGATGAGACTACCGAGCAGTAATTTCTTCTTGAAGCCACTTATCTAATCTTTTGAACGCACCTGGAAAACTTCGCTTCGTAAAATAAGAGTCTATGACTTTATACATGTCATCATAGTCCATTTTTACTTCCTCGAAGCTGGGCTTCTCCATTTTCCCAAACACACTCTCCAGCAATTTCATAGCTTCTGCTACTTCCTTATTACTTTTCTTTTTCTTGCGACTGCCCATATCCTGATAATATAGATCGTCCCAATATTTAGGGAAAACTATACCCGCTAATGTACTATCCATATATCTTAGTTGATGGAGAAGACCACAACTGCAAAACGGATGCTGAGCAGAGTAAATTTCACAATCCCCATAGTGAAGGAATTGCTTTCTTGACTCAACCCAATACCGCTTAATTAGAATGCCTAATTTATGTACCTCTGAGGTAATTCGCATATTATTGTCCCAATGATCCCATATCAGCCATTTGCTGATTGATTGGTGGACTCTGCGGTTCAGGTGGCGGGCCTTCTTCCTTTGCGCCAGGTGGCGGGCCTTCGGGCCGCTTTGGAGTCTCTTCCTTGCCTGTACCAAGCTTATTAGCAGGTACGCGGAGTTGATGACTTAATTTTTCCAATTCTGCACGAACACTGTTGAACACATCAGGCAAATCACCTTTATCCTCGATGGCCTTCATCAAAGCAACGCCACACTGCTGCAACACCTTGAGGTATTTATGCTCAGATCGTGGCCAGCTAGTATGAAGGACTTTGCGAATTTGATTTGCAACATCTTCTGCACTCCTTACCATCTGCTTTGCACCCATTTGTTTTTTGGCTGCAAGCAATTCATGAATGCCCGTAAGTATATTATTGACTCTATTAGCGAAATACTCTTTCTGTTCTGTAAGTAAAAAACTCTTAAATTTCATAAACTTATGTAGTATTTGGAAGATTTTTTTCCGATTTCGATTTAATGGCTGCTTGAATTAAACCATTAAACAAAGGGGCAGGACTACCTAATCTGCTCTTAAATTCAGGATGTGCCTGTGTAGCAACAAAGAATGGATGGGCAGCACGATCTAATTCCATCATTTCAATTAGCTTGGTTTCAGGATTAACTCCAGAAGTTACAAATTTTTCTTTCTCAAGATGACTGACATAATCTGCATTTACTTCATAGCGATGGCGGTGCCTTTCGCTAATCGTAGTCTTCTTATACAATTCGTGTATAATGCTACCTTTAACCAATTCGCAATCAAACGCACCCAACCGCATTGTCCCTGACTTCTTCCTGATCTTTTCCTGGCCTTCTACAAAGTGAATTACAGGATGTTTAGTTTCCTTATCGAATTCAACGCTATTTGCACCTTCTAGGTGACAAAGATTACGAGCAATCTCAATAACAGCACATTGTAAACCTAAGCAAATGCCCAGGAAAGGAATTTTCTTCTCTCTTACATAACGAATAGCCCTAATCTTGCCTTCTACGCCAGATGAATCAAAACCCCCTGGGACAATAACACCATCAATATCTTCAAAATACTTCCAAACACCACGCATATCCTTCGCTTGTTCAAGTTCCTTGGCATTAATCCACTTGATATCAGCCCTGACTTCATGCTCAACCGCAGCATGATATACAGCCTCTTTTAAAGACAAATAGGCTTCATCACAGTTATCGTACTTACCAACAATGGCGATATTAACTACTGGCATATCGGCATGATCGACGTATTTCTCTACTAACTCGCGGTATTTGTGGATACGACAGCCATTGCGTTTCAGGTGGAACTTATCGGCAATGAGGTCGTCAATATGGCGGTTATAGAACTCAATAGGCACTTGATAGATGGTCTTAACGTCAGGAGCGTCGAAGACGGCTTCGCGTGGGACATTGGTTAGATTGGCGATTTTATCTAACATTTTGGTAGGCATTTCACGATCAATACGACAAAGCAAAATATCGGGCTGTAGCCCGAATGATTGCATTTCCTTAACGCTATTTTGGAGTGGCTTTGTCTTAAACTCTTTGATTGTTGGAATCCATAGGATAGGAGCAACCAACATAATTAATACGTCGTCCCAATTCTTCTGTTTGAATTGGCGAATAGCTTCCAAATAAGGGCCACTTTCTAGATCGCCAACGGTCCCGCCAATCTCACAAATTACAATTTCTGCATCTTTGCCTAGTTCTTTTAAGCGATTTTGTATTTTGTCTGTAAGATGTGGTATAACTTGGACTGTCTGGCCGAGATATTTGCCCTCTTCTTCTTCGGCTAAAAGTTCTTTATAAAGTGTGCCGCTAGTCATAATGTTCTTGCCTGATACTGGCACACCGATAATACGTTCATAATGGCCTAAGTCTAAATCTGTTTCGCTGCCGTCATCGCAGAGAAACACTTCGCCATGTTCTCTAGGCGCGAGGACGCCTGCGTTTGTATTGAAATAAGGATCGAACTTAATAGGCTGAACCTTATGCCCACGCAAACTCAACAGGAATCCAATAGAAGCGGCTGAAATGCCTTTTCCAGTGCCGCTTATAACACCGCCAAGAATTGCTATGTATTTTGCCATCAGTAACTCCACTGATTATAGTTGCCGATAGTCTTCAATTCTTCTATCGTATAAGATTTTTTAGCACAAGAAGGGCAAAACATCAATGTTCTTAATTTTAAATCAAACTTAATAAGAACTTCAACAAAACCTGCTTCAGCTTTAGTGTAAGCATGGTCACAAATATGGTCTTTTTTTGGCGTTTCACGGCCACACATACAGCAAATTGAATTATATGTCATTCATTAATTGAGTTTCTTCTATTCGCTTTTTGGTAATTGCCACATATTCTTCACTAAGGTCAAAAGCCAGGTAATTGCGTCCCTCCATCTTTGCCGCTACTGGAGTCGTGCCGCTACCAACACATGGATCGAAAACAGTATCTCCCGCATTGGAACTCACTTTAACAAGATATCGAAATAGATCAAGTGGTTTCTGTGTAGGATGTAACTGTTTTCTTACCACGGGGTAACGCCATACCGTGTTTTTACAGTGTTCATTGAATACCGCCTTCTTCTTTTTGCCGTATACACAGCATTCTACGCCAGAAAGCCATATGTATTGCCCATTTACTGGTGAAGGATTGGTTTTTTCATAAATACACAATCTCGTTGAAAGACCATGTTTAATTAATTCCGCTCGCAGAAAGCTAACTTGTTCCGTCGAACAAAAAATGTAAATACTACCTTTAGTCACTCGGACGACTTCAGCAACAAATACATCCAAATCAAATGTTTTAGAATCTGCATCTGTTTTATCAAAGTTTCGAAGTCCATTTGAATCACGATTAACAACATCGTAAGGAATATCAGTCAATGTCATTTCCACAGCGTCATTTGGCAACAATTTCATCAATTGGATGCAATCACCACAAGTTATTGTATTCATTGGGTTTACGACTATAACCATTAAAAAATAGATAGTAACACTAGATAATTACATGAGTAAAGAATTCTATCAGAAAGCTAGAAAAATAAAAAGGTATGGTTGGAAAAGGAGTGCGCCAGACTTCAGAGACTTCTACTATGCCCCGCCACATTCATTGGCGGCGCTAGCACCTGTCGTGGATTTACGACCAGGATGCCCTGCTATTTACGATCAAGGAGACTTGGGTTCATGTACGGCACAAGCAATTGGTGGCCTGGGTGAATTCCTTCTCAAAAAAGAAGCTAAAGCTTCGTTCACACCTTCAAGACTTTTCGTTTACTACAATGAACGTGTTCTTGAAAATTCAGTTAACTCGGATGCAGGTGCGGAAATTAGAGATGGTTTTAAGGTTGTTTCTCAACTTGGATGTCCTAACGAAAAATTATGGTGGTATAATATTGCCAAGTTCAGGATGCGGCCAAACAAAGCGGTTTATGCTGATGCTTTGAAGCACCGTATTGTTCGTTACAGCCGTGTAAATAACGCCGATCTTTACGCTATGCGATCTTGTTTGGCAAGTGGCTATCCAATCGTCGGTGGTTTCACAGTTTATAGCTCATTTGAAAGTAATACTGTGGCTCGCACTGGTATTGTACCAATGCCAACACGAAACGAAAGTGTGCTTGGTGGTCACGCTATTATGGTTGTTGGTTATGATGATACAAAGCAAATGTTTATAGTTCGTAATAGTTGGGGTAAAAATTGGGGGTTAGGTGGCTATTTTATGATGCCATACCTTTACCTCACAAATGTACAGTTGTCCGACGATTTCTGGACTGGAACATTCATAGAGTAATATAAAAGGGCGGCTTAAAGCCGCCCTTTCTTTTTATACAACAACATAAAACTCAGCTTGCGGTTTTAATTCTATAGGTTCAATTAATATAGGTTCTGAGGAGAATCCGTACCAGTTATTAAAATATGCAACATCATTATATTTTTGTAGTCGATAAAATGGGTTCTCGTCAAAATTTAATTCCACGTCACATATCTTGCATAACACCCTACACTTTCTTATTTCCGCTATCAATTCTCTAATTGTATGTGGTGGTCGGGCCAAGTTAAAGAAGCCACCGCCCTTCATTCCATTCTTGGCACGACCATTCTTTATTACTAACGCTTTATCGGCTGGGTTCAAATGATCTAATACCAACGCCATAGGATGATGATTATACCCGCAATGAGAACACCCTATCTTTATTTTGTAACTTTGCAGGTGCCTCATCCTATTTAGATGTTTCTCACTTACATTCCAATTTCTTGCTTTTTTCATTTATTAGTTCAACCTTTCTATGCTTCACAACTTGCACATGCTAAAATATTTCTAGCAAAATTTTGGGCTGCATTGATGCTGTACTGATAATAAAATGATTTAATTTTCATCTGCCAGCCTTCTATAATCAAAGCATTTACATCTTTAATCGGAATTGAAGGATGAATCATTATGTTTAAACTTTGTCCTTGGTCAATATATTTCTGACGCTGAGCAGCTTGAATTATAATTTCTCTAGGCGTAATCTCACCAAACGTTTTAAATACATCCTTCTCATATTTGGTAAGGAAATCTAAATGCTGCACACTGCCGCCATTCTTCAATATGTTAGACCAAGTTACTTCATCATTCTTACCTTTAGTCTCAAGTAGTGACTCAAGATAAGTGTTCTTCATTGTGTATTTGCCCTTCTGTAAATCCTTAATGACAATATTGGTGCGATTAGGCTCTGTGTTCTCCGAAACTTGACCCATGATGAATGCAGAAGACTTAGTTGGTGCAATAGCCAGCAATGTAGAATTCCTACGACCATAGCCCTTCAATACTTCTGGTTCACCATATTCCTGCGCAAGCTTGGCTGATGCTTTATAGGCAGCTTCCTTTATATTCTTGGCAATGGTAACATTGGCATACTTAGCTTCCATACTCTCGAATGGAATCATTTTACTTTGTAGATAGCTGTGGTAGCCAAGCCAACCAATACCAAGTGCGCGGTGCCGCTCTGCAAAACGTACAGGCCGCGACATAAACTCGACCTTCTTGCCCTTCTCAATGAATTCCGTCATTACAGCATCAAGGAAATAAGTTAACAACTCAACAGCATCAGTGTCTTTCCATTCATCAAAATAGAGGATATTCATACTGGATAAATCGCATACGAAAGATTCATCTTCACTGTCTGGCAAAAAAATTTCTGTGCAGTTAGATGTAACAAAACTATTACATACCCACATATGCTCATCAGATTGAACAGTAGTGCAATATACATCTTCCTTACCAACATATTTAACTTCTTTTACAGTATCAAATTTTTTAGTGTTATCTCTGTAAATTCTGTCTTCTAATTGCACGTTTTTCCTTGAAAGAAAACCAGTAGCTTTTTCCACAGTGATTGCGTCTGGTTTATTAGATATAATTAAACGATATTTTGCTTTACAAAGGTATTGTTTTCTGCCGCCGTGACCATCTGGGAGAAGTTGTCTGCCTTCTTCTCCAGACAAATGAATTGAAGGCTTTAGTCCCAAGTTAGACATTAATATTTGGATTTCTTGGAGCCATTCAAAATTCGTAGATGTAATTGAAACTTGAATTGGGTTTCCTTTTGAGTTCCCAAGTTCCACTGTCCCATCTGTAAATAACAAACCGCGCAGATATTGCCATTGTGTGACTTCATCAGCGGCCCAAATCCAATCTGGAATGTGTCCTTTCTGAAATCCATCCTGTTTTAACTTAGCACTTTGAAGTCGTAATTTCTTCACACCACCTTCAGATGGCAATTGGTCAAAAAAAGTAGGGATGGTTGTTGATCGCTCGTATTCTCCTCGATTTGGAACATTTACTTTATAATTAAGCCAGTTATTCTGCTTATAAACGGTCTTAACACATGCCTCGATTTCTGATTTTAAATCAAAATCATTTTCCCACAAATCAATAAAAACATTTTCATCTGTTTGCGTTCCATCACCTTGATATAGACCAAATAAGAAAGCTTTTTCAGGTGCATGATTACTGCCGAATAAACCTTTTTTCTGTTGAACACAAATTTTGACACCTGGGGATAATGAATTGCATTCAATCATCCCCTTATCCGTTTTAACTTTATGATATCCAGTTACTTTATGAGAACGACCTGCTTCAGTAATAATTTCATATACATCAACTGACTTTTCTATTAACTTCATTGGCGATGCGGAAACTGATTTTTCCCCATCAAACAAAGTCAAAAATGCTTGGGTTTTGAATAAGTCATAAACCCTTTTCATACCAGTAGATGTTACAACAAGTTGGTCGCCAGTAATGCAGAGGTTTGAGTGTGTGATAGGCAAATTTTTATAACAATCTGGTTTATTGTTGTTTACATTGTCTGTAAAAAAGATATAGGGATAGCCCTTATTTGCACGGCTCTCTAACACTTTAGCCCAAATCACTCGCTTGTCTTTATCGCCATCAACCATTGACTGCATCCACGCATCAGAAACACAGACGCCGAAAGACAAATCTTGAATCATATGGCCTTCATTACGAATACCAATAAATTCAACAATGTCTTTATGGTCAATGGGAAGGTAAGCAGCAAAATTACCCCTCCTGGTAGTCCCTTGACTGACAACATTAATTAGATTCTCGAACATGGACATAAAATGAACGGAGCCAGAACTTTGCCCATTCTGCCTAATTGATTCTCCACGCCCACGCAAGTTGCCAAAATACGCACTGGTCCCACCGCCATGTTTTGTCATCATGCCAACTTCAGCATGAGTATACAAAATAGATTCCATAGAATCACATATATAACTTCCAAAGCAACTGATCGGCAAACCTCTAGCTGTGCCAAAATTAGACCATATTGGACTACTGAGAGAATACCAACCCTTTTTCAAATTCTCTTTGAACTTGTTGGCAAAACCAGGCTTCTTCAAGATTCGTTCTGCTGTATCACATATTATATCAACTCTCTCTTCTACGCTTTGACCATCTACTAGATAATCTCTTTCTAAAAACTGTCTGGAAAGATCGGTTAGCCATCTATATTCATTGCTCATTATCCTATTTCCTTAAAAAATATCATCTGCTTTTATTGATTTCGTTTTCTTGGAGTAAGTCACTGGCTTCTTGTGAAAGAAATCAGTGTTTACTTCTGCATAAATTTCATCGTTAAACCATTTAACTTGTTCTAATTTTGCTTCATCAACCTCAAACACTTTCTTACCACCTATCATTTCAATACTTTCATTGAATCTATTTTTTATGAACTCTTTAACAACATCTTTTGGCAGAAATGCTAATTCTCCTTGCTCAAAAATCCAATCAATGATATTGCATTCTGCGTTATATGCCTTCTTACATGCCCTATACAACTTGTCATAAAAATGTTCGTTAAACCAATCAGGATATTCTTTTTCTACAATCTTAATTAACGCGACACCAAACAGTGCATGTACCAACTCTTCCTTTTGCGTTGCCTGAACAACGTTGTCAATGTCTTTCAAAATGTTCATATGCTTGTTGAAAGCTTTAATAATCAAAAACTGTGAGAATAAACTTACATTTTCAATAAAAATAGCAAACAAGGTTAAGGTTAAAGTATAATTTTCATTGCTATTTTCCGCTGCACCTTTAAGGTACTTGGTTAGATAATCAACGCGACCTTGGATCACTGGATTCTCCAGTAAAAGTGCAAAATCGTCATTTAGACCCAGGACTTCTAACAGGTGAGAATAAGCATCACTATGGCGAACTTCACTCTCACCGAAGGTTACTCCAACTTGCTCAAACTCAGCTTTAGGGAATCGGTCCCCTAGTTTGGTCCAGAACTTTTTCACAGATACTTCAATCTGTGAAATAGCTAGCATAGCGTTCTTAATAGCATTCTTTTCCACGTCCCCCAACTTGACATTAAAATCATGTACATCACCTATGAAATTCCATTCACTAACCAGCCAATAGCTATGATTTATTGAATTCTTATATTCTAGAATTTCTGGATACTCAAACGGCTTAAAAGCGACACGTTTATCGAAGACGCCCATTCTGGACTCCTAATCTGTAGAGGGACTATATGTAAGTCTCATGAACTAAATTTTTCTGGCTATTAATTTAGGGAGGAAGATATTATCAATTACTGCCAGAAGTTTCAACAACTTTTTGGCTGATTTCATCCTGCATTTCCAGACAAATTGTATCACATCCATCCAACATTTGTAACAAATTCTCGTTGTGGTCAATTACAAACACCTGTTTCTCTTTTGCTAACTCACAAATCATCCTGAAGATACCTTGAATACCAACAATATCCATGTTCATTGTAACTTCATCAAGGAAAATAGTCGATGGAGATGCGCCAGAATTAAGCGCAGAAATAAACGCCCATGCCGCTGCCACAGTCAAATTCAAACGACGCCGCTGACCGCCCGACATACCATGATAAACGTAAGGTCTGCCATTGAAAGGATATCGGTCAATCGTCTCATTTAACTCATTGTCAAACGTCAGTTTGATTTTATTATCAATCAAGAATTGCAACCAGTATTCAATGCGATCATTTAGTGTCGGAATAATACCGTCAATAACATACTTTCTAATGCCGCTGTCACCAAATGCCTTTACCCAAAATTCGTAATAAGAAACATCCTTCTCAACCTTTTTAATTTCTTCCTTCTTGGCATCACAGTCTATAATTTTTTGTGCCAGGTCCGAAACAGCAGTCCTCTTAATATCAACAAAAGGCGTATCTCCGTCTAACTGCTCCTGTTTTTCAACAGACTGCTTCTTCAATGATTCAATTTGTTCACCAATAATCAATTCAGTCACATCTATATCTGGCTTCTGAATTTTGGATAGCTTAGAAATTTCAAAATGAACATCGCTCAACTCTTTAGTTGCAGCGTTTAACTTGTTTTTACGCTCTACAAACGCACTATCTAGTTTCTTTTTAAGATCAGAAAAACTAGACTTTTTGGTTTTTAATGCCTCATATTGACCTTTCAAATCTTCGAAACCTACGGATTTATCATCAATGATACCTCTTGCCTTATTGATGATATCTGCAAAATTCGCTTCATCTACCAAACTGTAACAATAAGGACATTCCTTCCCTGTTTTGTTTTCAACGTCCTCAATTATCTTCTTATTTTTACTTACGATACTGTCACGTTCTAAATACTGTTGCTCCACTGACTTATATTCAGTGTCACAATCCAAAGTTAATTTATCAAGCTCCACAGCCTTATTTTTTAAGAAATCTATGGAAGTATTGGCTGCTTGTTGCGCACCTTCCAATGTCTTAGCTTTATCTTGTAACTCAACAATCTGTTCTTGAGCATCCTGATAAATCATCAGGGCAGTGCCAGTCTTGGATTTCTCCAATTCGTCTCGTTTCTTCTTGATTTCACTTAGGAGGCTGGTAAGCTCTTTCTTCCTGGCGTCATACCAATCCTTTTCTTGCTTCTCTATCTGAATGATCCGCGCCGTCACTGCATCCTTCTGTGTTACGAAAGACTCGTAATCTTTTGTCAGGTCTTTAATCTTGTCTTTAAGGTCTTTTGATAAGTCTTTGGCGGATTGTGAATAGTTACGATACTTCTCAAGTGAAAGTAAATTCTCAACTATCTCCCTTTTGGTTGGACCATCACATTCCAAAAATGGCAACGTATTATCATCACTGAATATGAAAATGTTTATAAATGCTTCATAGGTCAAACCAATCTTCCTCTCGACTTCTTTCTGCGTAGTAGGCATACCACCTACAGTAATTTCAGTATCTTTATTCCAGATGCCTTTCTCGCTCTCCCAAAGTCTTAAAGTACCTTTGTTATTAGTATCCCTGGTGCGAACCAAACGATACTTGTCCCAAATGAATTCAACCATTAAGTTGTTGCCAGACTTGTTGTTGATAATATCAGGGTGGGAGAGCTTCTTGGGCTTCTTGATGGTCTTACCAAACAATGCATATACAATAATTTCTGGTATGCTGCTCTTGCCACTGCCGTTGCTTGCAA